TATATAAAGAAAGGGAATAACAATAAATGAGTTTTGATAAAGATAAGATACATGAATTATATCCTGAAGCAGAAAACTTAATGATTGAGCCAATGCTTATTTGGAAGTTACCTGCGGGAAAGGAATCCATGCTCTCTGAAGTGTGCTCTAATGGGGAATATTTTCTTGAAGAGAAGATTGATGGAGCATTTTATCAGTTTGTAAAAACTGAAAATCATTCTTATCTTTTTGGTCGCACAGTAAGTAAACTATCTGGTATCCTTACAGAAAAGAGTGACAATGTACCTCACTTAAAGGAAGCATTGAGCTGCCTTCCTGCGGGAACTATCCTTATTGGAGAAATTTATGTTCCTGGTGGTACATCGAAAGATACTGTAAGTATTATGGGATGTTTACCCGCTCTTGCTATCAAGAGACAGGAAAAAGAGCCAATTCATTATTATGTGCATGATATTATTGCATATGATACAGTCAGTCTTATTGACTCACCTGCGGATTTGCGCTATAAGATTCTTTCCGCTATCTGGAAGAAACACAATCTTGACCAGTATAGTTTCTTAAGACTCGCTACTCGCGTCGATGAAGATATGGAGGCTGAAATCTCTCGTATCTTAAAATCTGGCGGCGAAGGCGCAGTCTTAAAGAAGAAAGATTGTCCATATACTCCCGGTAAAAGACCTGCATGGTCTACAATCAAAGTTAAGCAGATGGATTCTATTGATTTAATCTGCACTGGCTTTTGTGATGCTACGAGAGAGTATACAGGTAAAGAGTTAGCCACTTGGGAATACTGGGAAGAGCGTAGCGAACAAAGTCAAGATGGTGAATACACTTGGTTATTAAGCGAAGGTCAATATTATGAAGACCATTTGCATAACCCTCATATCTATAGACCAGTAACTAAACCTTATTTTCTTGGCTGGAAAACTGCAATTAGAATTGGCGCATACAATGATAAGGGGGAGTTAGTTGATTTAGGTACAGTTAGCTCTGGATTAACTGACGATAACAAAAGAGAGATGACTGAGAATCCCGATTTGTGGCTTGGCCATGTTGTTGCTCTTGATTGTATGCAAGTTGATAAGAAAGAGCATACTTTGCGACATCCTGTCTTCAAGTGTAAACGAGAAGATAAGGATGCTAAAGATTGCGTTATATCAGAAATTTTTTGTTGACTTAAAAAATATTTTCTGATATAATATATATGTAATTCAGAAAAGCAATAGTAAAAGGACAGATTGTATGACCCGAAAACAGATGAAGAAGTTTGCCGACGAAATCTATAAATGCGAACTTATTCACCAAGATGAAAATTCCTCAAAAGAGGAAAAAGCCCACGCAGAAGACCGAATTATGCAGTTAACTAACTAGATTATGGCTCTTCCCGATGGGATAAATGCTTTACTGGAAATTGATGCTTTAATTGCATCGAGAATTAAATAATACATTTTAGAGGAGATTATTACAATGGCTATGAAGGAAAATACTCGTAAGGTTTTTGATTATCTAAAGGACAATACTGACAAGGATCTAACTGCTGCTGATGTGGCTGAAGCTCTTGGTCTTGAGAAGCGCCAGGTTGATGGTATTTTTACCTCTGCTCTACAGCGCAAGGACTATGGTGTGCGTGAGCCCGCTGAGGTTGAGCTTGCCGATGGCTCCCATCAGAAAGTTAAGTATCTTCGCTTGACTGACAAGGGCTTGGCTTTCGATCCTGACGCCCAGGAGTAATAAATTAGATCGGTAAGAGGATTATGCCTCTTACCGATTTCTTTTACTTATGATTTATTATATATTATCAGGCTTGGTTATTCTTGCGTTAATAGGATATGTTTTATATCTCCGCAATAATCGGCTTTAGGTAGTATTGATAAATAAAGAGAGACAAGAAGAGAATAAACGCATTGAACAAGATATTGCATTGAAATAGAGAGAATTAGCAAAAGTAAAAGAAGATATTGTATCACATAATGAAATTGTCAATTCTTTAAACGATACTGCGAATAAGTTGCGGGAAAGCGCTGAATAGCGAGCGGAAGAGAGCGCTAAAGCTCAATTTGAAAAGAAAAGTAAAGAGCTTGATGAAACATATCAAGCTAAAGAAAAATATCATTTAGCAGAACTTCAATAGATAACTAATCAAATTTCCCATTAGCAAGATAAACTCCATGAATTGGAAGCTAAATAGTTATCTTATATCTAGGCTCAATAGCGCCAAGAAGCGATTGCCGCAGATTAGGACTATTATCGTCTTGCTATTGATGAATTTAGTTTGAACGATATTACTCTATTGCGTGATTTGCAAATTCACTTTGTGAAAAAGGAAATCATTGATAAAGTAATATGGGAGACCTATTATCGTCCTGCCTATGATATTCTTATGACGCATCTATTTGCCACTAATAAAGGTAAAGTATGCGGTATCTATAAGATTACCGATCTAACAACTGGTTAGGCTTATATTGGTTAGTCTGTTGATATTAAAGAGCGTTTTAGACAGCACATTAAAACCTCTTTAGCATACGGACCTGCGACTAATAAATTATATTAGGCGATGCAAAAATCTGGTCAATATAATTTTATATTTGAGGTTTTGGAAGAAGTGCCTAGAGATTAGTTAAATGAACGAGAGACTTATTGGATTGAGTTCTATAAGACTAAAGAACTAGGTATGAATGGAACTCGTGGAGGTTCATAATGTTTAAGGTAATTGCAAGTCGTGGTGCAGGTAAGACAACTAGCTTAATGCACTACGCAAATGATTTAGCGCATAAGTATCCTGATAAGATGGTACTCTTTGTTACTCAACACCCTCAGCTGATGGTTAAAAAGTTCTTAGAATTAACAAAAGAGCGTAATTTGCCTCAAAATTTAGGATTTATTAGCTATGGATATTTTCTAACAAAAGCGAGAGGTATGAAATGTATTGCTGTTATTGATGAACTCGATTGCTGGCTCGACCAATTCAACATTGTAGGATATACAAATACTGTGGAAGACGATAACTGAATGAATAAAGCAGATAACTATATGGTTGAAACAATCAACCTTATTCTTGATAATGGATATAAGGACATTAACCCAAGACCACATTACGCCGATGGCACTCCCGCGCATACTCTCTCTGTCAATCATAATTTCCGCACTTATGATTTGTCCAAAGGAGAATTTCCTATTTGTACCCTGCGGCCAATGGCTTGGAAAACTGGTATTAAAGAAATCTTCACTATCTATCAAAAGCCCACAAATGAAATTGCTAAGATGGAAGAAATGGGAGTTAATTGGTGGGGTGACTGGGATATTGGCGATGGCACGATTGGTCAACGTTATGGAGCAACAGTAAGTCGATATGATTTAATCAATAATTTGATTAAGGATATTGAAAATGATCCATATGGTCGCCGCAAGGTAGTTTCTTTATGGCAGGAGGCTGATCTCCGTGAAACCGCGGGATTGGCACCTTGTGCGTTTCTAACCATCTGGAATGTTCGTGGAGAATATCTTGATATGATGCTGGTTCAGCGTAGCGGCGATATGCTTACCGCTTCTGGTCCCGGTGGTATCAATGAAATCCAGTATGCAGCGCTCTTGATGATGATTGCTCGTCATACTGGTTATAAACCTGGAGTATTTAGTCATGTAGTGGCTAATGAACAGATTTATGACCGTCATATGGATGCTGCACATGAAATGATTTCGAGATTCTTCAATAGTATGTTCTTTGGCGACGATGCTTGCAAGAATCCTGTATTACATCTAAATCCTGAGAAAACTAATTTCTATGACATGACCATTGATGATTTTACGATGGAGAATTACTCTCCCATGAAACCGCAGTTAAAGTTGGAGTTGGGTATATGATTTCTGCTATTGTTGCGGTAGACGAGAATTGGGGGATTGGCTATCAAGGTCAACTATTAGAACATATCCCAGCTGATCTAAAACATTTCAAAGAGTTGACTAAATATAATGTTGTGGTAATGGGACGCAATACTTGGGAGAGTCTTCCTAAAAAGGATGCTCTACCAAGGCTTCCAGACCGTATCAATATTATTGTTTCTAACTCAATGGTTTCAAATGGGGCGATTTCTATTCTTGGAGATCTAACTGTTGCAATGCCATTAGAAGGAACTCTTGATTACATTAAGGCTTGTGATATGGATATTTTTGTTATTGGTGGAGGACAGATTTACAATGCTCTTCTCCCCTATTGCGATAGAGTTTATGTAACAAAAATCTATGCAAGTCATGATAATATTGATACCTTTTTCCCTAATCTCGATGAATCAAAAGAATGGAATGCTATTGAGGAGGACTCAATGGCCTCATATAACAACATCAAATATCAATTTTGGCGGTATGATAGGGTCAGTTGATTTTTCTTTAATTTTATGTTATTATATATGTATAAAAGGTAAGGAAATGGATTAAATGAATAATAAGTACAAAGCATTTACTGATTACTTCGACTGGCTAGTGCAGAATTGCAAGGAGCCAGTTGTACTTCCCGATGAAGTACAAGATGTCTATAATCTCCTCCTTGCACAGCAAGGTATGGAGAAACCCATGTTCACAGAAAGTGGACTTTCAATCCTTGAGTATTTACAGACTTGCGATGCTACGAATTTGAAAGCAAAAGATATTGCAGATGGGATGGTTATTTCATCTCGCAAGGTATCTGGAGCTATTCGTAAACTCGTATCTGATGGGTTTGTAGATAAATATGGCCAGAATCCTGTCATTTATAGCTTGACGGAAAAGGGCAAAAATTTTGATATTAACGCTTATAAGGAGAATTTGAACAATGAGTAAGAAAATGAAGAATGAATCCCATGTTGAAGGTTATGTTTACGAGCACAAGCTGGAAATGAAGGAGAGCGGTCCAAACTCTAAGAATCCCGGTACTGAGTTTATTAGTGGTACTCTTAGCGTGGCAACTGATGACGAGATGCTCAATGTTGTGCAGGTGCATTTCACTTATGTAACTGCGGTGACCGCTAAGGGCAAGCCTAATAACACCTTTAATGTTCTGCAATCTATCATTGATGGCAAGATTGGTTCTGTAATGGAACACGGCAAAGAGAACGCAGGTAAGATCCGTATTGATACTGCCATTGGTCTAAATGAGTGGTATGATAAGGATGGTAATCTGGTGTCTGTCCGTCGTAACGAGGGAGGTTTCGTACATCAGGTACAGGAACTGTGCGAGCCTAAGAGTCGTGCAACTTTCAACACTGATATGGTGATTACTAATGTCCGTCGTGTTGAGGCCGATGAAGAGAAGGAAACTCCCGAAAAGGTAATTGTTAAGGGTTGCGTGTTTGACTTCCGCAATGCTCTGCTCCCTGTTGAGTTTAGCGTTTATGAGCCATACGCTCCCGCAAAAGCTCTCGATTATTTCGAAAATCTCGGCGCTTCCTCTAGTTCTCCTGTCTTCACCAGAGTTCAGGGTATTCAGGTATCCAAAACTATTGTACGCAAGACCGAGGAAGAGAGCGCATTTGGTGAAGCTGTTGTAAAGGAAACTCGTACTTCTCAGCGTGACTTTGTGATTAACTGGGCACAGCCTGAGACTTATGAGTGGGATAGCGAAGATACTTTGTTAGCTTCTGAACTGGGTGAGATGATGACCGCTCGTGAGGTTCATCTTGCTGAGATTAAGAAGCGTCAGGACGAGTATCAGGCTTCTCGTGGTAACGCGGCTGCAGGTGGTGCTTCTAAAGCAACTGCGGCTCCCGCAAAGGGCGACTACAACTTCTAATTAAATAGGGGTAGTTATCTACCCCTTTCATTTCCTCATTATAAATAAAATAATTAAAGGAGAAAGATAATTATGAGTTTGCTTGACCTTAAACCACATGAAGTATCAAGAGATTTAAGAGGATATTCCGTTTTATTCTATGGCACTCCTAAGTCTGGTAAGACTACGATTGCCAGTAAATTTCCCGGCGCGCTTCTTCTCGCTTTTGAGAAAGGTTATAACGCGTTGCCTGGTGTATATGCCCAGCCTATCAATAGCTGGGGCGAATTTAAGAAGCTCTTTACAGAGCTGAAAACTCCAGAAGTATAGGAAAAGTTCCAGACCATTGTTATTGACACCGCAGATATTGCTTATAGCTATTGCGAGAAGTATGTCTGCAATCGTGAAGGTGTTGATACCATCGCGGATCTACCCTATGGTAAGGGTTATTCCATGGTTGGTACCGAATTCGACGAGGCGATCCGCAAGATTCTTCAGTTGAATTATGGTCTGATTTTGATTTCCCACTCTACTGATAAGGTATTTAAGGATGAAGAGGGTAACGAGTATAACCAAATCGTTCCTACTCTTGATAAGAGAGGTCGTCTGATTTGCGAGAGAACTTGCGACATCATCGGTTATTCTACTTCCGTAAATACTGACGAGGGCGTTCAGACTCGTCTCTTTATGAGAGGCACTCCTCGTTATGTAGCTGGTTCTCGTTTCAAGTATATCCCGAACTCTATTGAGTTTACCTATGATAACTTAGTAAATGCAATCGCGGAAGCTATCGACAAACAGGCAGAGGAAACTGGTGGTAAGTTTATTTCTAATGAAGCTACTCAGGTAGTTACAGAAGACGTAACTTATGATTTTGATCGACTAAATGCTCGTTTCCAAGAATTGGTTGGCGAATTGATGTCTGCTAATCAGTCTAATGCCGGTAAGATTACCGCTATTGTTGATAAGTATCTTGGTAGGGGAAAGAAAGTCGGAGAATGTACTCCTGAGCAAGCTGAACAAATCGACCTTATTGTTCATGACTTGGAGCTTCTAATTAAGGGCTAAGATTAAAGGAGAGTATTCTTGTATGAATACTCTCCTTTTGATTTTTTATCATAATTATGATATAATAGTTATAGAAAATGTAAAGAAAGGAGCGTAATGATTATGGCAAAACATATGGTGAAGTGCTTATACTGCGGCCAGATGTTTGATGCTAATACCGAGCCTTTCGTAAAACCAAACGCAAGACGATATGCTCATGTAGCTTGTGCGAGGACCGAAGAAGAAAATCAAACTCAAGAAGAAAAAGACAAGCGTGAATTAGAAGAATATATCAAGGAATTATTTGGAGTTAGCACTATCCCAATCAAAATTAGGAAACAGATGGACACCTTTAGAAAAGAAAAAAATTATAGTTATTCTGGAATGAGAAAAACGCTGAAATTTTTCTTTGAAGTTAAGGGTAATCCGATCGAAAAAGCTAACGGCGGTATCGGTATTATTCCTTGGGTATATGATAAAGCATTTGACTATTGGAGAGCTTTATGGGAAGCTCAAGAGCGCAATAAGGGAGTAGAAATTCAGAAGTATAATTTGCCTGTGCGGGAGATTCACATTGTTCCTCCTAAGAGAGAGCCAATGAAGCATACGCGGCAATTATTTACATTCTTAGACGAAGGAGAGGAAGATACATGAATAGTAGTTATGTTGATACTGCTGCTATCACACAGATTATCGGTTGTGTCTTCAATAATGCCGCGATTCTCGATGACACAGACAAGTATATGATCCACGAAGAGGACTTCGTAGAAGATTTCCATAAGATTGTATTCGGTAGTATGTATAATATTCATCTGACAGGTAGTCAGGTTAATATCGACGCTATTATTGACTATCTAGCCAATAGACCTAAGTTTGATGCAATCTTTAAGAAGAATAAAGGTGTTGAGTATCTGTTAGAAGCTTCTCAAAATGCTCGACAAGACACTTTTAACTATTACTATGGTAGATTGAAAAAGTTCACTTTGTTAAGAGCTTATGATAGTTATGGAGTAGATGTAAGTGGATTGTATGACGCAGATAATCTTCTTGATACTAAGAAGCGTCAGCAACAAGAGGATTGGTTAGATGCAACTTCACTAATTGATATTGCAAATACGATTGATACCAAGATTGATGAAATCAAGAGTAAGTATATTGAAGATGATTTAGGTCTTGGATATCAAGCTGGTGATGGTATCATGGAGTTAATCGAAGACCTTGAGAAGCATCCAGAGGTCGGTATTCCTCTTTATGGACCGCTTATCAATACGGTAACAAGAGGAGCAAGATTGCGGAAATATTACTTGCGGTCCGCAGCTACTGGTATCGGTAAAACGAGAAGTATGATTGCGGATGCCTGCAATTTTGCGTGTAATCGTATCTACCATGAACAATTTGGTTGGATTAAGAATGGCGCGTCTCAACCAACACTCTTTATTGCCACAGAGCAAGATAAAGGTGAAGTTCAAACAATGATGTTGGCTTTTCTTTCTTGCGTAAATGAGGAGCATATTCTTAACGGTCAGTATCTTGAGGGAGAACGCGAGCGAGTCGTAGAGGCGGCGAAGATTATTAAAGATAGCCCTATCTGGATTGAGGAATTACCAGATTTCTCTTTGCAAGATGTTGAGAATAAGATTAAGAAGAATATTCGAGAACATGATGTTAAGTATGTCTTATTCGACTATATTCAGACCTCTTTGAAAATCTTGGAGGAAATTACCAAGAAGACAGGCGGTATCCGCTTGAGAGAGGATAATATCTTGTTTATGCTTTCCGCAAGACTGAAAGATTTGGCAAATAAATATGGTATTTTTATCATGTCAGCAACTCAGCTGAATGGTGATTATAAAGATAGCGAAACTCCTGATCAGAACTTACTACGTGGTGCTAAGAGTATTGCAGACCGAGCTGACGTAGGTATGATTTTACTAGGCGTTTCAGAAGAAGATTTAGCAAAGTTAGAACCAATTCTTGAAGCAAACCCCAATCTTCAAAGACCGAATATTAAACTCTCTGTCTATAAGAACAGACGAGGCTCTTATAAGGGCGTTTTCTTGTGGTGTACCGCGGATTTAGGTACTTGTCGCATTCATCCTCAGTTTTGTACCACTTGGCACCATGAGATGGTTGGTATTGAAGATATTAAGGTTATTGTAGATGATGGACCCAGTGCATGGGATAATAATTAAGGAGAAGATAATATGAAGAACTCTAAGGCTATTGATTATCAGATTACTAAGAAGCAGTTTGATGGTATCCTTTCTACTCGTAAGGATGATGAAGCAAAAAAGAACCCTTATCAGTATGTAATGGGTATCATCAATGAGAGTTATGGTCTACGTGGTACGGTAACTCATCTCGTTATTATTGAGTAATGTCTCGTTATTATGATAAAGACGAGCTAAAGGAGAAACTAGAACTAGAGCAGATTTATGACTTGGTAGAAGCTTGGGGAGGCGAGCCTGAGTACACAGATGGAGGGCTTATCTCCCAAACCATTTGTCACAATCTACCTGGCGAAGGTTCCCGCAAGCTTTATTATTACACTAATACTCGATTGTTTAGATGCTATACTGGCTGTATTGACCCTACTTTTGATATCTTTGACCTATGTATCAAGGTAATGAAAAATCAAAAGCAACTGAAATGGGAAATGTACGATGCTATGGATTATATAGCATCGTACTTTGGTTTTGATGGTATCGAAAAACAAGAGGAACAATCGGAATTAAAAGACTGGGACATATTTAAGAAACACAATCTGCGGCTTCCAGAAAAGAAACCTATGGTTCAATTAAAAGAATATGATCCAGTTATTCTTACTCGCTTTGCTTATCCACGAATCTCTTGGTGGGAACAAGAGGGAATTAGTGATGAAGTGAGTAAAAAGAATCTTATTGGCTACTATCCAGGCGGCGAGCAAATCACAATTCCGCATTTTGATATTGATAATCGTTTGATTGGTATTAGAGGTCGCTCTTTAGCGGCAGATGAAGCTGAGAGATATGGTAAATATAGACCTCTATTGATTGGTAAGCAATTATACAATCATCCATTAAGTATGAATCTGTATAACTTAAACAATAGCAAAGATAATATCGCTAAAATCCACGCAGCGATTATTTTTGAGAGCGAAAAGTCTTGTTTGATGTATCAATCATACTATGGGCATGAGAATGATATTTCTGTCGCTATTTGCGGAAGCAGCTTATCGAGCTATCAGGTTGATTTGTTGAAACAAGTTGGCGCGAGAGAAATTGTGATTGCTCTTGATAGACAGTTCCAAGAAATTAGCGATGATGAGTTTAAGCGATTAAAAGCTAAACTTATTCATTTTTATAATAAATATAATAACTCTATAAGAGTAACAGCTATATTCGATAAAGCTATGATTTCCCCTTATAAAGCTAGTCCTATTGATCAAGGGCCGCAAGTTTTTGAGAAGTTATTAGCCGAACGAATTATTCCAAAAGGTTAAGGAGGTAAATCATGGATTATTAGCTGATTAAGCCTATTCATGACGGTTACTCCACTATTGAACAGGTGTTGACAAATAGAGGGATTAAATTTGAAGATATTGACCATTATCTTAATGTATCAGAATCAGATAATTTATCACCCCTTTTACTCAAAAATATTGAGAGTGCAGCTAAGATGATTTTTAATCAACTTAGTAGAGATAGTTTTCATATTCATGTGCAAGTAGATAGCGACTGCGATGGATATACTTCAGCAGCTTTATTATTGAATTATATCCATGCTGTATTCCCATCTGCTATATCGCATATTTCATATAGTTTTCACGATGGTAAGATTCATGGTATTAACCCTGAGTTGATTCCACCAGAGACATCATTGGTCATTGCACCAGATTCAAGTTCTAATGACTATGATATTCACAAGGCTCTTCATGATAAAGGTATCGAAGTTCTTGTATTGGATCACCATTAGGCTGAGAGAATTTCAGAATATGCCTGCGTCGTAAATAATCAGCTTTGTGATTATCCTACTAAGTCGCTTTCCGGTGTTGGTGTAGTTTATAAGCTATGTCAGTTTATTGATTCTCTGCTTCCCGCAGATCAACAGAAAGCGGATCAATTCTTGGATATAGTAGCTATTGGCTTGGTTGGAGATATGATGGATTTAAGAGATTTTGAAACACACTATCTAGTTCAGACTGGATTAAATCAAATTCAAAATCCATTTATCAAAGGTATGGCGGAAAAGAACCATTATCAGTTAGGCGATCACCCTACTCCTATCGGGGTGGCTTTCTACATTGTGCCGCTTATTAACTCAATTACAAGAGTTGGAACGATGGCTGAAAAGACTCTATTATTTGAGTCGATGCTTAACTGGAAAGCTTTTGATTTAGTTCCTTCAACTAAGAGAGGATGCTCTGGTCAACAAGAGACAAGGTTGGAACAAAGTTTGCGGACTTGCACCAATGTCAAGAATCGGCAAACGAGAAATCAGGACGCTGCGGTTGAACAGGTTAAAGCGATTATCGAGGATAATAAACTCCTCGATCATAAGATTCTGTTAATTAAATTAGAACATCCTTCTTTTGATAGAGGTATCACTGGTTTAATTGCTAATAAACTTATGGCAGAGTATCAGCGGCCTGTGGCATTGTTAGTGGAAGTAGAAGAAGATGGAAAAATCGCTTGGAGCGGTTCGGCACGTGGATATGAGAAATCTAAACTAAATGATTTCAGAGGCTTTTGTCGAGATAGCGGTTTAGTTTATCTTGCTGAAGGTCATCCTAATGCATTTGGTTTCGGTATCTTAGACGAGAATTTTGATGCCTTTCTCGAATATGCCGATAATGCACTCAAGGATATAGAATTTTCACCAAGCTATAAAGTGGATTTTATTCATTCCGTAAACAACTTTAATCCTAAAGAAATTCTTGAACTAGGTAACATGAAAAATCTTTGGGGTCAAAATGTTGATGAACCACTTATCGCGGTGGAAAATGTTGCAGTAACAAAAGACATGATTACACTCATGGCAAGAGATAGGAACCCCACGTTGAAGATCCAATTACCCAACGGAGTTACTTGCATCAAGTTTAAATCAAGCGAAGAGGAGCTGGATAATTTATTCAGCGAAAACGGTTGCGTGACTATTAATCTTGTGGGTAAGGCCGAAGTAAATAAATACTTCAATAGTGTAACACCACAACTTATTATCTAGAATTATGAGATTATAAATCGTCAGGAATATTATTTTTAATGATTGCGCGACCTCTTACTAAAGGAGGAACAATCAAATGAGTCGTTTTATTAAAGTTATCACAAGTTTAATCATTATATTGTCTTTATGCGGATGTGGCTATGGCCTAGTGGTCACTACTCAAGCCTATTCCGTGCCGTATAACGAAACTGTTAGTTATACTCTTGATGATATGGATACATTGGTTGAGCTTATTGCGGAACAAATCTCGAATATGAACGCCGCACATCAAATGGCTGAAGCTGCTAGATAGCTAGGCTATAGTGAAGACCATGACGTCATTATATTAGCAAAACAAGAACACGCTGATGCAAATGCTTTGAGAATGAAATATCAAAGCGTATATGACCAACTCATGGAACATTGGCATCAAAAGGAAGAAGAGTACCCAACAGCTACTTATATATGGACCTACTTCAAAGATCTGGGCTACAGTAACCAAGTTTGCGCGGGCATTCTTGGTAATATAATGGCTGAAACTGGAGGTAACACATTAGACATTCAAGCCACGATTTCTGGTAACGGATATTATGGTATATGTCAATGGAATAAAGCCTACTCAAATGTATGGGGAGCCTCGTTAGAAGAGCAATGCGACTATCTGCGAGATACTATTGAGTACGAGTTCGATACATTCGGTTATGTTTATAAGAGAAACTTTGATTACAATAGTTTCTTAGATTTAACCGACATTAAAAGCGCTGCTCTGGCATTTGCTAAATGCTATGAGAGGTGCGGTTCTGGGAGCTATTATACGCGACAGCAAAATGCTATTGCTGCATATAATTACTTCATAAGTTAAAGTAAAGAATCGACGAACTGGCCGGAACCTAGACGGCCGTTCGTCGAAACTAAAACAGGGTTTACTATTTTTGGAAAGGAAAAGTGGTATGAATATTTTATATGTAGATATGACTAGTATGAATGTTGAAGAAGTAGCTTCGCTGCATGAACAACTCTCCTATAAGCTAAATGGAGATTTAATTACACTACCGATGAATACTAGACTGCTCTATGACGTGAGATTGGAAGATTTGTATGATTTAAAAGCTAAAGTAGATGCAGCGATTAAGGAGAAGGAAAATGGAACTAACACGTAAACAAGAGGAAGGATTGAGAATCGCAGTAGAGCGATATCACCAAAATGAACCCTATACCGTGATTGCTGGATACGCTGGTACTGGTAAATCAACACTTATTAAATTCATTATTTCTGCTCTAGATATCAACCCTGAACGAGTGGCCTATATTGCTTATACTGGCAAAGCCGCACAGGTGCTAAGAAATAAAGGTTGTCCAACTGCGATGACTGCGCACCGGCTGCTCTATAAATCCTTACAACGAGCTGATGGCACCTTCATTCATATTCCAAGAGAGTCACTCAATTCTGATTGTGATATTGTCGTAGTTGATGAGGTATCTATGCTACCAAAACAGATGTGGGAGTTACTGCTATCGCACAATGTTTATGTGATTGCTTGCGGCGACCCAGGCCAGTTGCCTCCTATTGGCGAGGAGAATGGCATCCTCGACCATCCGCATATCTTCCTTGACGAGATTATGCGTCAAGCCGCAGAAAGTGAGATTATCCGCCTGTCCGCAGATATTCGTGCTGGTAAGATTATTAAACCTTACAAGGGTTCTGAAATCAACGTAGTTCGACAGAGAGACCTTTGTGATGGTATGTTCACATGGGCGGATCAAATCCTCTGTGGCAAGAATATTACTCGTCACACTATGAATAATTATTATCGCAATATGCGATATGGCGAAGATATTCCTGCTCCTATTGTTGGAGATAAAGTTATTTGTCTTAAGAATAACTGGGATAAGATTACTGCCACAGGTGATGCTCTTGTTAATGGGACTATTGGCACAATTGAAGAGATTGCTACCTACCCAAATCCGTGGCTTAATCCTATGTGCATCATTAATTTCGCACCAGAGACTATTGATGAAACAGACCCTCGTGATCAAGTATTCCATGAACTCTTGATGGACTATAAGCTTATTACTACAAAAGAAGCGACTGTTAATAAAGAAAACTTCCGAATGTTTCCTAAGCAGTTGCGACCAGAGCAGTTTGATTATGGTTACTGTATTACAGTTCATAAGAGTCAAGGTAGCGAATATGATAAAGTGCTAGTGCTTGAAGAAGTCCTAAAAAGAGCAGACCATGCAAGATGGCTATACACAGCTGTGACAAGAGCTTCGCAGAAATTAACCTTGGTATTAAAAGATTGATAACTTGCTTTTTGTATTTAATTATGCTATAATATTTATATAAAAGGTAAAGGAGATAGTTTATGAGTTATTTCAACAATCATGCTCATACAGAATATAGCAATCTCCGTCTTCTCGACTGTATAAATCACCCGGAAGAGTTGATTGACAAAGCTATCGAGCTTGGATTGACAGGAATCGCAATTACAGATCACGAATCGTTGAGTGCCCATATGAGAGTCAATAAGTATGCTAAGAAGCTACAGGAAACTCATCCTGAGTTTACCGTAGCATTGGGCAACGAGATCTATCTGACCGATACGCGAGAGATGGGTCAGAAGTATTATCACTTTATTCTTCTCGCAAAGAATGAGCATGGTTATAGAGGTCTAAAAGAATTGTCCTCTATTGCATGGACAAACGGTTATTATGACCGTCGAATGGAAAGAGTACCGCTCCTCAAATCTGAACTTAAAGAAGTTATGCAGAGATTTAAGGGAGATATTATTGGTACAACCGCTTGTATCGGTGGAGAATTGGGACAATCTATTCTAAACCTTGATGCTTGCGAAAAAGCTAACGATGAAAATAATGCGCGTCGTTACCATGAGCAGATTATCGACTTTATGGAGTTCGGTATTGATGTCTTTGGTAAAGATGATTTTTATATAGAGTGTGCGCCAGCGAATAACGAAGACCAGATTATTGCGAATAAGAGAATGCTTAGTATTGCTAAAGCATTTGACGTAAAGATGTGCGTTGGCACTGACGCTCACTATCTCACCAAGGAAGATAGATATGTGCATAAATCCTATCTTAATTCCAAAGGTGGAGAAAGAGAAGTTGATTCATTTTATGAGTTTACTTATCTTATGTCTGAGCAAGAGGCAACAGATTTACTTTTGTCTAGCTATGACTTAAATACAATTTATTGGATCTACGACAATTCCAATGAAATCAAGGATAAGATTGAGTTTTACTCTCTTGAGAAGCATCAGTCTATTCCAGAAGTAGAAGTAACTCATTATGATAAGTATGATTGGTCACGAGTTCCAGAAGATATGATGGATACTTTCCGTGACGATTATAAGGTACTGACTTCCTTGATTGAATCTGATAATGAGCAAGAGAAGTATTGGATTCAAGAATGTATCATTGCGATGCAAGAGAAAGGTCTTATCCACAAGAAAGAGTATTGGGAAAGACTTGAAGAAGAAGCAAGAGTAAAGAGAGTTATTGGTGAAAAGTTGCAGACTTGTATGTTTGCATATCCTAATACATTGAAACACTATGTAGATTTATTCTGGGATTGCGGCAGTACGGTCGGTGCAGGTCGTGGTTCTGCGTGTGCAGCTTTGAATCATTATCTCCTTGGTATTACTCAGCTTGATCCTATCGAATGGGATTTACCTTTTTGGCGTTATATTAACGATGAACGTGTTGAGTTAGGTGATATTGATCTTGACTTGGCGCCGTCTAAAATCCAGAAGATTTTTGCTGAAATCCGCAAGGAAAGAGGAGAACTTGGTCTAGTCCAGGTTTGTACTTTCGGCACAGAGGGTACGAAGTCCGCAATCTTGACTGCGTGTAGAGGTTATCGTTCTGAGGAATATCCAGATGGTATTGATGTTGATGAAGCACAGTATCTGAGTTCTTTGATTCCTCAAGAGCGCGGTTTTTTATGGCCGATTGAAGATGTTGTCAATGGTAATCAAGAGAAAGGCAGAAAGCCTGTTAAAGCATTTGTGACTGCGGTTTCGCAGTATGATGGACTCTTAGACATCATTGTTCGTATTCAAGGTATGGTGAATAAGAGAAGTAGCCACGCATCTGGCGTTATTCTCTTTGATGAAAATATCTATGATTCTGCCGCAGTCATGCGTACTCCAAAGGGCGCATTGATTACCCAGTGGGATCTACATGACCAGGAAGCCGCTGGTTCTGTGAAATATGACTTCCTGTTAACAAGCGTGCAGGATATTATCATTCAGACTATTGAGCTTCTTCAAGCTGATGGAGTTATTGAGAAAGACTTAACTCTTAGAGAGGTTTATAATAAATATCTGCATCCATCTGTTCTTCCGCAGGATGATGAAGCTATGTGGACTGCTCTGGCAAATGGTGATGTAATCGGTTGTTTCCAGTTTGATAGTGCGGTAGGCGCACAAGCAGCTAAGAAAATCCGTCCACATAATCCTCTTGAAATGGCGGACGCCAATGGTCTAATGCGTCTTATGGCTTCTGAGCCGGGCGCAGAAACTCCGATGGAAAAGTATGTCAGATATAAGAATAACATTTCTTTGTGGTATCAAGAGATGGATAATAATGGTCTGACGAAACAAGAGCAGAAGACTTTGGAACCTTATTTCTTATCATCTTATGGTGTGCCTCCTTCTCAGGAGCAGTTAATGAAGATGTTGCGGGACCCCGATATTTGCAACTTTAGTCTGGCTGAAGCAAACGCCGCAAGAAAGATTGTTGGTAAGAAGCAGATGAATAAGATTCCAGAACTTCACCAAAAGGTTTTGGATACTGCAAAGTCAGAGACATTAGGTAAATATGTCTGGAAGTTTGGCCTCGGCCCGCAGATGGGTTATTCATTCTCTGTAATCCATGCTCTTGCTTATAGCTTTGTTGGTATGCAAACTCTTTATCTCGCCACTCATTTCAATCCTGTGTATTGGAATACTGCGTACCTAATCGTTAATAGCGGTGCTATTGATGAAGATGAAAGCGAGCAATCTGACTATACAAAGTTAGCAAAGGCTATTGGTGAAATTCGTAACAAGGGTATTAAGGTATCTCTTGTTGATATTAACCATTCTGCACTTGGATTTAAGCCCGACGCAGAGAATAATCAAATCTTGTTTGGTCTAAAGGGTTTAACTAATGTCAACAATGATTTGATTAAAGAGATTATCGCAAAACGTCCATATGTATCTATGGTTGATTTTTATTATAGAGTAACACCTAATAAGCAAGCTATGATTGCTCTTATTAAGGGTGGTGCTTTTGATCAGTTCTGTAATCGTAAAGAAGCTATGGTACAATATTTGTGGATGACCTGTGATAGAAAAAAGCGTTTAACTCTACAGAATATGCCAGGTCTTATCCGCTATGGTCTTTTGCCCGAAAATACAGAAGGGCAAGTTCTTGCACGCAGAATCTATGAGTTCAATCGGTATCTAAAAGCAGAATGTAAGTACGATGGGACTTATTATAAGTTGGATGAACGAGCGGTTGACTTCATTTATGAGCTTAGTACGCAAGTCGGGGGCATTGAGGAGAATATCGTGAATGAGAATGATATGTTCCTCTTTAATGTAAAAGATTGGGATAACTTCTATCAAAAGGAAATGGATATATTCAGAGATTGGATTAAAGAGAATAAAGATAGTATTCTTGATGAACTGAATACTCGAATCTTCATGCAAGATTGGGAAAAATATGCTAAAGGAAATATCTCCTCTTGGGAAATGGAAGTTCTGTGCTTTTATTACCATGACCATGAATTGAGCGATGTAAATACTCAGAAGTATGGTTTAGTAGACTTCTTCTCTCTACCTGAAGAGCCAATTATTGAAAAGACTTTCAAGAAAGGCGCATCTATTATTCCAATCTATAAGCTCAATAGAATTTGCGGAACTTGTATTGCAAAAAATAAGACTAAGAGCGTTGTATATCTACTCACAACAACAGGTGTGGTATCTGTTAAGTTCAGACAGGAGTATTTCGCTTTGTTCGATAAGCAGACCTTCCGCAAGAATAGTGATGGAACTAAAACTGTCATTGAAAAGTCTTGGTTCAACCGTGGCAATATGATTATGGTGCAAGGTATCCGCAGAGGCGATGAATTTGTAACTAAGAAGTATGCAAGTTCTAATGGTCACCAACTGTATCATATTGATGAAGTGACGGCTGATGGTTCTCTTGTTTTAAGAAGCGAGAGAGCGACTGGGGAGGAAGAGGAAGATGAATAAAGTCAAAGTCATCGCTTTGTTTGGCAAAGCCGGGAGCGGGAAGGATACAATCCTTCGCGCTCTCGTTAAAGTAGATCCTGATAAATTTAATGAAATTGTGAGCTGTACTACTCGTCCTCCTCGCGAAGGAGAACAAGAGGGAGTAAACTATCACTTCTTGACAATTGATCAATTCACAGAGAAAGTCCTTAATGGCGATATGCTAGAAGCAACTGAATTTAATGATTGGCATTATGGAACTGCTTTATCTAGTTTATCAAAAGATAAAATCAATGTGGGCGTCTTTAACCCTCAAGGTATTAGATGCCTTATGGAAGATAAATTCGTAGACTTAACTACCTATTATGTGCGGACTAGTGATAAAGAACGTCTAATCAGGCAGTTGAATAGAGAAGAGAATCCTGATATTAAGGAGATTATTAGACGATTCTCGACAGATGAACAAGATTTTGAAGATTTAGAGGATATTGATTATCAAGTAATTAAAAATCAAGATGCAGGCGATTTACTTCGTGCTGTCGATCTTATAGCTGGGCAATTTTGTTAAATTTGCTTATCAAAAACACCAGATATAGTATCCGTTCATAAAAATAATACAAGGGAGTGTTTTGATTGCTACAAGTGAAAAAGAGAAATGGTATCCTTGTACCATTTGATAAGCAAAGAATCGTTAACGCCATCAATAAGGCTTTTATCGAAGTTGATGGCACTTTATATGAAGAAGATACAGCAAATGATATTGCTGATGAAATTAAGTATAGTGTAAAAACCACAGATAAAATTATCTCCGTTGAGGAAATTCAAGACATGGTTGAAGACTTCCTCATGCGGTCTGAACGCAAGGATGTAGCTAAAACCTATATTCGTTATCGCTATAAGCGAGAAGTTGCGCGTTCAGGTAGAGACGATTTTATTAAGGCTTTCTCTGAGAAGATTAACGGTACAGCCATTGAGAATTAGAATGCTAATGTCGATGAAATGTCATTTGGTGGTCGAGTTGGCGCAGGTTCTGACTTGCAAATGAAGAGATACGCTCTAGATTACTGCGTCTCTGATATGGCTCGCCGCAATCACGAGAACAATGAAATTTATATCCATGACTTATCTGCATATGCAGTTGGTATGCACAACTGTCTTTCTATTCCTTTTGATGACCTACTCGCAAAGGGCTTCAATACTAGACAGACTGATGTGCGGCCCGCAGGTTCTGTGAATACTGCATTCCAGTTAGTTGCTGTTATTTTTCAGCTTCAATCTCTTCAGCAATTCGGCGGAGTAAGTGCTACCCATCTTGACTGGACTATGGTTCCTTATGTAAGAAAAAGTTTTAGAAAACACTATATTGAAGGTTTAAAGTATATTGAGAATATCTCCGATAAAGAGCTTTTTGACCATATCCCAGATACTGCTGGAATTGAAGATAATGAATATATGATTTATGATAAAGCATATCAATATGCTCTTGATATGACTGTTAAAGAAGTACATCAAGCGGTAGAGGGTATGTATCATAACCTCAATACTCTCCAGTCTCGCTCTGGTAATCAATTACCTTTTACTTCTATCAACTATGGTACTTGTACGTTGCCAGAAGGTAGAATGGTCACGAAAGCATTGCTTGATGTTTCTATTGAGGGACTTGGTAGATTACATAAGACTTCTATCTTCCCATGTGGTATCTTCCAGTGCATGAAAGGCGTCAATCAAAAGCCCGGTGATCCAAACTATGATCTGTTTAGACTGGCTCTAAGATCTACTGCAACTAGACTTTATCCCAACTATGCTAATGTTGATTGGTCTGGTAATGCGGGATATGACATCAATGACCCCAAGACCTATTTCTCTACTATGGGCTGCCGCACCGCAAATGGCTGGGATATCAACGGTATGGGTCAAACAAAAGATGGTCGTGGTAATATTTGCCCCGTAACTATTATCATGCCTACTTTAGCTATGGAGTGTAAGATTAACTTTGATGCAGATGTAAAAGGCCATTATTCTTTTAATGATAGACAAATTTTAATTGACAGATTCCTTTATAAACTTGACCAGAAGATCCATGAAGCAAAAGATATGCTGATTGAACGCTTTGATTATATCTGCTCTCAACCCGCGGCATCCGCTAAATTCATGTATGAGAACGGCTTAATGGCAGGATATGATGGTAAGACTACTCGTAGTGCTCTTAGACATGGTACTCTTGCTGTTGGTCAGATCGGTCTAGCTGAGACTCTGCAAATCCTTATCGGTCAAGACCATACTACTCCAGAAGGTATGGAGTTAGCAAAGCAGATTGAACAGCTTTTTAAAGATAGGTGCGCAGAGTTTAAGGAGCAATACAGTTTAAACTTTGGTGTATATTATACACCTGCTGAGAATCTTTGCTATACCGCTATGACAAAATTCAAAGAGAAGTATGGAGAGATTCCTAATGTGAGTGACAGAGATTACTTTACTAACTCTATTCATGTTCCAGTCTGGAAAGAAATGTCTCCGTTCGATAAGATTGATATTGAAAGCCAGTTAACTGGGTATTCTTCTGCTGGTTGCATCACTTATGTCGAACTTGATAGCGGTGTCAAAAATAACATTGATGCTTTGGAAACTCTAGTGCATTATGCTATGGAACATGATATTCCCTACTTTGCTATCAATGTTCCCAATGATACTTGTCTTGAATGCGGTTTCATGGACGAGTTTAACGACCATTGCCCTGTTTGCGGGAGTCATCATATTCAACAGCTTAGACGAGTAACCGGCTATCTAACCGGTAACTATACAACCGCATTCAACGCAGGTAAAATTGCAGAAACAAATGATAGAGTAAAACACGCTGGTCGATTGGAGGAATGACCTATTCGTTACGCAGGAATTATTTATAATGATTTTTCTTCAGCACCAGGTGTGTGCCTATCATTCTTTACTCAGGGGTGCCCCTTCCATTGTGAGGGGTGCCACAACCCTGAGACTTGGGATTTTGATGGCGGAAGAGAGTTTACGCAAGACACTTTACAATCAATCATTGATGGATTGAAAGCCAATGGAATACATAGAAATCTATGTATCATGGGTGGAGAACCTTTATGTCAAGAAAATTCGTTTCTTACCAGATTGGTTGTAACAACAGTAAAGAAAGAATTGCCAGATACTAAAATCTATATTTGGACAGGCAATAAATATGAGGAACTACTTCATTCTTCTGACACAAATATGCGGGAGATCCTTAAGACTGCGGATGTCTTGATTGATGGCCCTTATATTCAAGCTGAACGAGATATTACCTTACCTATGCGTGGCAGCCGCAATCAGCGCATTATTAACTTACATGATGCTAATTAATTCCATTTTTGGTGGCATGATGATTGCCATAGCTAGTTATATTTATCTTCAAGTCGGCGGAATAGTAGGAGCCTTTCTCTTTTCTATAGGACTTCTAACCATTCTTAATATGAACTTCAAATTATATACTGGCGCGATAGGTTTTGTGCATCTGAATCCCGCAGATATGCAAAACATTACTACAATTCTTGCTGGTAATTTAATTGGAGTCTGCGTACTCTTGTTCTTCCCGCACTCTGCGGCCATTCCTTTGGTTGCTACCAAATTAGCTCTTCCACTTGGATTAGTAATGATAAAAGCAATAGTATGTGGTATGTTTATGTATACGGCTGTCTCTTGTTTCCGCAATTCTGCTCCATATATGGTTCCATTATGTGTTGCAGGTTTTATCCTCTTTGGCGGTGAACACTGTATTGCAGACTTATGTTATTTTATAGCTTCTGGTTCTTTCTGTTATGAAATGTTTCCTTTCTTTATAGTGGCACTTATTGGCAACTCTTTAGGAGCCATTCTAATTGACAGAACTAAAGTTTTATGATATTATAATAAAAGAAAAGGAGAATTGCTATGACATTATATGAAATGAACTAGATTGCTTATAACAAGCTTCCTAAGATGCCGAAGGCTGAAATCCGCAGGGCAACTGAAAAGCTTGAACAGTTTCTAACTGAGCATGACTCTAAATACTACATGATGTTAAATGTAGATGGTAGATACTACACTGTATATACCTATAATCAAGAGCATGATGTAAAGAAGATGGCTTTTGAAATGATTGATGTTGCTAAAACATTGGGCGTCTTAAAAGGTATCGAAGTGCAAAATGACATGGTTGAATTTTGGATTCAGCAAGACAAAACTTGCTCCATGTATGCCATGTTTGACTATACACAAGGGGTGATTGAAGTATGAACGATGTATTAGTAGTTCATTACGATCCATTTTCTGCGGAATCCCGTGTTTATATCTGCCGAGATGATTCTCAGTAGCAGACAGTAATCGACTCTAATATCTCTGAATTTGCGAAGAATATTGGTTTACTTGCGGATGCAACTAATATCTTTTCTGTAAAGATTGATGCTCCATCCCATGTAGTAGAAGAAATTAGACAACAGTTAATTACAAGTAATTACACAAAGCAAAAAATTGAAGTGGAAGGTATTTAATGATGTATACTTTGAAAACAACGAATGTGTATCGCGTACCTACTGTCGAAGATGCTCTTCGTCTGCGGAAGTGGCTTGATAAGAATTGTATTGGCGAGCTAACTTCCTTTAAGTACGCTACTAAATATATTAAGGCAAAAGGCGAGATCATTGAAGAGTATCAGCTTGTGACTGCTACTATTACTATCGACAATGAGAAAGACCCTGAAGGGGTTATGCCTATCAGTATGGAGGAAGAGTAATGAGCTGTTATTTTGAAAAAGTTTCCCGTTTTGCGGATGTTGATCTACCCCTGCCGACTCGTGCAACCGCCAATTCCGCGGGTTATGATTTTGTAGTCGCAGAGGATATTGTGATTCCTCCCTATGATTTTCTAAGAACCAAGATTCAGGATGATTTATTTGAGAAGGAACGCCACGAAGACTTCTATGGCTTTATTGACCCGCTTTCTCTTGATGAAATGGCGGCTCTTACTAAGGAACTAAAAGCAAAAATTCCTCTTGTATCTACCGGTATGAAGTGTCATCTTGAGCCTGGTCAGTACCTCGAGCTGAGTGCCCGCAGTTCTACCCCTCTTAAGCATTGGTTGATTATTGGTAATAGTATCGGTATCATTGACGCCGACTATTGCGATAATCCCGACAATGAGGGCGAAATCTTCTTCCAGATTATCAACCTTTCTCCTTTTGCTATTCAACTTAAGCGTGGAGATAAGATTGGACAAGGAATTATTCATACTTATGGAGTAACCGATGATGATGCCGCGACAGGCGAGCGCGTAGGCGGATTCGGTTCTACAAGTAAGTAATGAGTCGCTTGTTAGCCCTTGACCAAGCCTCGAAGGTTACGGGATGGGCTATCTTTGAAGATGGAGAGTTAAAGTCCTACGGCAAGATTTCTTTAGATGATCCAAATACCGATACTAGACTAGTTTAGTTGCGATAGGGTATTTAGACTTTAGTTGCAGATTATAATATCGACGAAGTAATCTTTGAAGATATTTAGCAATAGAACAATGTGGCTAATAATGTTTAGACCTTTAAGGTCTTGGCAGAGGTTTATGGAGTTGTATCAGAGTTACTACAAGAAATCCAGATTCCTCATTCAACAGTCCTCGCCGCATCTTGGAAATCTACTTTAGGCATTAAGGGTCGAACAAGAGCAGAATAGAAAAAGAATGCTCAACTATATGTAGAATAGAATTATGGTATTCATGTTATCTAGGATATCGCGGATGCTGTATGCATTGGAACTCATCATATCGAGAAGAATAAATGTGCTTGGTAAGGATGCGGTCTAAATAAAATAATCCTCCTTTCTTAACTCTTAAATTTTTTGAGAGGTTTAAGGAAGGAGGATTTTATGTTTACTTTTATTGCTGAACATTTAGTTGAAATTTTTTTCGGCTTAGTATCAGCGGGAGCCTTAGCTTTTTGTAAATATTTACATAGCTAGTTAAAGAATTACAAAAAATTACTTGAAGAGAGTAAAGACACTGAGCTAGAAAAAACTATAGATTCTCGTATTGAACCAATTCAAAGAGAAGTTGAAGAATTGCGTAAATACATTATGGAAACAAAAGAGATCGAACAAAGCCACCTATAGCTAATTATTTCATCTTATAAATTCCGTTTAGTTTAGCTTTGTAAAGCCTATATTAAACAAAGTTATATGACATAGGAATAGTATGATTAGTTAAGTGAATTTTATCGAATATATTCAGGATTAGGTGGAAATGGTCAAGCTAAAGAATATTATGAATTAGCTTTAGAGCTACCAATTAGATCCGAATAACAAAATAAAGGGGACTTGTCTTTCTTGACAAGTCCCCTTTATTTACTTTTAATCGTTGAAATATATCATTGGTTTTGGAAATTATTTCCTATCCATAAGTAGCTATTAGATCCGCTAATAGCTCCTCTTGTTCAACGGTTAAATTAGTCTCATAGCTGAACATAGCAGCATGAGTTATTTCGTGACATAACACTCTCTTCATTAAAGAAGAATTAAGATTCCCATTGATATAGATACATTTAGTATCATTATCACAAGCGCCAGAAGCTAATGAACCATCGCTTCTAGCAAGAGTAGAGGAAGTTGGAGGTACTAGCAATATCCTCCAACTTACCCCATTAATATTAAGCATTGAGATTTAACTGCGCGATCTTATTGGTCAGGCTAGTCATTTTCTTCTCTAGAACTTGACGCTCTTCTGGAGAAGCTCCATCAATCATTTCTACGATGTCCTCAGAGAGTTCCTGCATATACTTCTCTAATTCCTTAACCTTTTCTGTCTTATCTTTATGGAGTTGTTTAGATTCCATATACATACGACGAGTTACCGGACTGCGGCCTTCGCGAGAATCGCGAATATCAATCTCACGTCCGCGTTCAGGATAATAAGGATAGCTCTCCCAGTCTTCATCGCGATCGCGCTTTTTCCATGGATAACGGCCGTCTGGACCTTCATAATACATTCTTCCATATACTCTATCCATATCTCTATGGTGATGGCTCTTTTCTTTAGTTTCGTCCTCTTCGGCTTCTTCCATTGCCTTGACAATAGAGCAGTAATATTTAGCCTGCTCAAGGTCTTTAATCATATCAATAGCCTGACCTAATTCCTCAGTATCTACTGTATCAAGATGACTTAACTGTGCCTGAACACAGCCCATCAAGACTTCTTCCATATGATTTAGTCGTTCCATAAATTAAGCCACCCTTTCAACAATTAGATTAGCGTTTTGAACGCTTACTGGAATAGTAGAGATATTTCTTACGCTTACTTTTCCACAGCATCCACGGGGAATATCAATGAAGATAGCGCCAAAAATATTCCCATAAGTGCTAACTGCGGTTGGCGTATAAATCATGGTAGTGGTATTGATAGGTTCGCCATCAATAGCAATAGCTAATGAAATTGGTCCAGCAGTACCATCTGCGGGAACCGCAATATTACCTCCAAATGTCACGCGAAAGCGCGCACGACACTGGCAATTAGTCAAACCTCTTAAAGTTACTTGACCGCTACCGCTACGATGAACGGTAGAAGAGTTGCCTGCGATAGCAACATTTGTGAATAAAACATCTTGATTAGCCGCGACTGTTTGCACAGCATTAGCGGTAATTTCCATAATACAAATCCTCCTTGTTTTTAATATAAGGGGAGATTACTCTCCCCTTATAGGTTAATTTAGGCAGTTAAACCGCAACCATAAGCTGCGGTCCCGCAGTTGCAGTATGGGTTTGCAACCACATAAGCGGGAACAGGTGCCTTAGTGCCGAGCTGGCTGACCAGATAATTGTTCTGAGCCTGCTGAGATGCAGCAAGGCGGAGAGCCTGGTTTTCACTCTGGAGATCAGAGATTTTCTCCTGGCAGAGATAATCAAGGATAGCACGAGTGCCAGCGTTCTGACTGTCGATAATATCACGGGTGTGATTTGCCATAGAGGTCTGGATAGCGCAAGTGTTGGTTGCCATATTATAGTTAATATCAGCAAAACCACGTTCCATAGCGCGACCATTCTCGCAGCAGCAATCAGAAATCTCACGAGCAATACTATTCTGACCAATAGTATTATCATAACGAGCCTGATTGATAGCATTTTCAACCTGGCATACACCCTGTTGTGCGGCAAAGCGGTTAGCAACAATGTCAGAAGTTAAACCGTTAGCAAGCTGAGCGGTTTGATAGCCGAGAGAGCAAACTGCATTATTAACACCAGCAAAGCCATTCAACATTCCAGTATTCATAGCATAAAGCCCGTCACAGAGACCCTGTTGTACGCCACGAATACCACTCTGGAGACCGTTCATATCGAAACCATAAGCGATTTCCTCACGAGTTGTAGTTCCCTGGAACGCAGGAAATCCAGCGCCTTGGCCGCCCATGCCGCGACCGAAACCATTACCCCACATACCACCATTGAAACAGAAGAGGAAGAGGATAATAATCCACCACGCACCGTTGTCCCACATACCATCATTGCGGTTGTTACTACCAGTAGCAGCCGCAATATCAGCTAGACTATAGCCATTAGAATTATTGAACATAAAAATGTTCCTCCTTTAATAAGATGATTAAAGGCCAAGCATCTCTTTAAAGGCGGCAAATTCTTTGTCGAAATCTATTCCCTATTGTTTAGCTAAGTTACGAGCAATTTGCTCAATATCTGCGGATCGACCATTCTTGGCTAGATTTAAAAGGTTTTGACCCATTGGGGTCTCACCCATCTAGCTTTCTAGCAGATTCATAGCGAGTTGCTAAGGATTCTGTCCACTCCTAAGCATTTGGATAAGTTGCATTTGATTCATAATTCATGTCTCCTTAAAACTTAAATTTCTCAGTCTACTGCGGCTATGCCGGTGCGGGCTGAGATTCTGGCTCCTTTCCTAACATAGCTTGTTTTAATTGCGCTAATGTAGTCTCAAACTCTTCTCTAGTAACATACTGAGGAGAGCTGACGACTGGCTCATTCTTTAGCTCATAAACATTAAGACTGGCTGTGCCATCCATGTTTATTTGCTTAGTATAAATACGTCTATTTGCTAAATCAGGAAAATAAAATACAGAGCCATCAAAATCAATGCTAATGGCACGGGCCTCTTCAATAGAAGATACAGGCCGGCCTTTAATACCCATTTGCGGCTAGGTCTGATCCACATATTGAATACCTGGTCTTGGATACATAGGTTGCTGTGGATAGTATGGATAATTAGTTGCCAAAATTTTTTACCTCCTAAAAAATATTTCCTTTGACCTTTCATTAGTATATGAAAATCGTCTATGGACGATTTTACATTTTTGCCAAAAATTTTGCCAATTTTTTTGAAAAAAATATAGGGAGCCTATTAGGCTCCCTTTTTCTTGTTATTTGCGCTTATTGACCTCAGCCTCGATTAACTGAGTGAGATAAGTATTCAAGTCACCTGTAGCCTCGGTAATATATTCCTTAGCATCGTCACTTAGAATAGTCATAATAGCGTTCATTGTGCGGTTAAATGCTTCCTTCTGAGCTGCTTCATCGAAGCTTCCAGATTTCTTCAAGCTATCTACATAGGTTTGATTGGTTGCAATAACGCAATCAACAACAGTCTGATAAATCATATTAGTATACTTCTGAGCAGTCTCATTATCGGTCTTAGAGTTAATCTCATTGCGCTTAGCAGTCAAGTAGTCAACGAGATATTTAGTCAAGATACCGAGCAAAGGAATAACACATACCTGGATAATCTGAATCACAATTTCTGGCATAATAATTCCTCCTTATTGTATATAATATATCAAACAAAAGGAAGATTGATTATCTTTTTCTGTCCAAATCAAATCTCTCCTGCAGGCGGAGCCGTAATGTAGATTCTGAGATTTCTGGACATTCTTTCGCAAGTCTAGTAATTGGTTCATTCTTGCGGAAACGCTGATATAGTTCCTCGAAATTCGCGGGAAGAGGTTTCCTTGGTCTACCAAACTAGACGCCATTAGACTTGGCGGCCGCGATTCCTTCAGCCTATCGTTGTTTAATATAGGTTCTCTCTTGTTCAGCCTAGAAGGATAATACCTATAAGACAAGATCAGAGATGAACGTGCCCATAACGTCTTTACAATATGACGTGTCTAATAATGGCATATCTAATACTTTAATATCTACTTTCTTGGTCTTAGTAATCAAACCCCATTGTTCTAGAATCTCTGAGTAATTACGGCCTAATCTATCAATGCTCTTAATAATAATCATATCATTTGGCTGAATTGTACTCACTAAATCCTAGTAAGCTGGACGATTGAAGTCCTTACCTGATTGTTTATCGACGAAGATATTATCTCTATCTACGCCTGCATCGGTTAATGCAATAATCTATCGGTCTAGATTTTGATCTCTTGATGAAACCCTTGCATATCCATATAACACCTTTATCACCTCATTATATAATGAAAATTTGGCAAAGTTGATTTAACAACTTTGCCAAATTTTTTGGTAAAATTATTCAGTAATCCCAGCCGCAACTAGAATCTTCTTCATATTCTCCGCGAGATCAAGAGGAAGGCAATCTGCAGAATAAGTAATTTTATCTAATTCCGCGGTTGTGGTTGCACGTCTTGTTAGGATTAAGAGGTGATTACAAAGAGTTGTATGATATAGTTTATGTGCGGTAGCCTTTTCGGCAATGGCTTTAAGTTCTACAGCGGTAAACATACGGCATAACTTCTTATCTGCATGATAGGGATATCCCTTGGCTCCTTGTTCAATTGCAGATAAAGCTGTCGTTAAGTTAATTTGATCTGTCTCTTCAAGGCTAAAATGCTCTATACCTTCTGTTGTTTCTACATCCATACCAGCAACGATGGTCTAATTACAAGTTTCTGAGAGACTAGATAGCTTTTTTGTTTGAATTTCTTCAAATGGACGATTATCTAGCTCTTCTTCAATAATATACTCGCCGTTGTAGGCTTCAGTTTTGGCAATTTTTTCGTTGGCCTCACTCCACCCTAATGTGACAGCGGAAAAAACTTGCTCAATCTTCGGTTCATCCTCCGTGCCGTGGTTGACCTCGGTGCAGAGTTGATATTTAAGAACTTTCATGGTGTTTCCTCCTTAATTGATAATTCTATGTACTTAACCCATTGTGTTGATGGTTATTATCAACTCTAATGGAGAAATACTATATTACTAATCTGTTTCTTTTGTGTATCGCACAATAGCATGCACACTACCTGTTACAGCCCAAGAACTATTAACGTAGATACTCAAGCGATCTTCTTCAGATTGTTTGTAGGCTTCCGCGCTGACAGTCACGGAGTATTTGGTGCCGTCGGTCGAATAATCAAATGGTGTGGCCTGATTATGCCCATTGGCATTTGTATGGATAATACCCTCGCAAGAAAGTACATCCAATACGGGGATGGATTTGTCAACAATTTTCTGCGTATGAGCAGTAATTACACCACAATCAATTACTTGGCAATACACCGGTTTATCTAGATACCGCTCCGTGGTGCGGTATTCCACGCCAAGCTGCATGGGCGGGTTGAACCATTCCCATTCACCCCAAGCACCATCGCCATTGTTTGTTGATTTTCGCACAGCTATTGAAGTCTGTGGGTTGAGGTCGCCGGGTTCCTGCGATGCGATTTGTGTTACATCTGGCTTAGATATCCCCGAGGTAGACCTTGGAATAACAATCATTGCGCCATAATCAAAAGGGGTGTTTTTTGAACCGCTCCCCCAATAGTAAAACCCACCTAAAACAGCCTTATTTGCGTCCATAATAGGTTTTCCTACGCTACTCCCGATGCCATATCCATCCGGCGCCGCCCCGATGTTCCCCCTCGCCTGAGTTTTCTGTGCGTCGGTGAGGCTCTGCGCCATATTATATCCAACTGCTCCAATGGCTGTAGGTGTAATAGGATCTGCTCCATCTTTACTATGCGTAGCAGCATGGAATTTAGCAGACTCATAGGAAGTTGTTATTACGCTAGTACCAGATTTAAAAGTAATGGTAGCAGGAACTTCTGCGATTGGAGGACGAGTAGCATAGAAACGAATAGCACCATCGGTTAATTCACTCTTATAAAAGATACCTTCGTCATTGCTAATATTTACTATTGCATCGCTTGTTGTTTTTAATTCATTGATTGCGACTTCTGCCGTCCAGTACCCAGTAAGGTCGTCTACCTTGTGATAAGTCCAATTATTATAATAATCGGCAAACGTAGGAATACCAGTAAGATTATTGGTTTTTCCCTCAAGGTATTGCATCAGCTGTACGAGGTCTGATACGGAAATTTCATTATTACCAATAACCTTTGCACACCATGAATCAGCACCCGTTAGTGTTATAGTACCACCTAAGTGTTCGTTTATTCGATTTCTATCATTCTCCGTAATTTTACCATCGCCATCTATATCGCCGCGCATTCGACCTTTAGGAATAGCAAAAGCTAGAAATGAGCTAATCTATTGGCCTTGTAAAATACATTTTATACTCACTTTAATTCTCCTTTCATCTTCTAAAAAGTACACTTAACTGGGCTTTGGTCAATCATAAATAATTTTCTTAGCTTGTTTTTTATGTATATCTGAAAAGGTAAGATACCTACTTGAAGGGAAAAGGGTTTCTATACCTTTTTCCCAATTTTTTATTATCTAGTTTCTGGGAGTATTTTTCCCATAAAAAAGTGTACTTTTTCTCGGAAAATCTTTTGGCATTTTTAAAAGAACTAGATACGAAGGAGGTTATAATCTTGCCTAAGTGTATTTTAGCTGAGCAAAGCGGAAAAGGTGGAGGAAGCGGCATTGTTCTTATGAAGATCGAAGTCACCACTAAGCCTACTAAAACCAGCTATCTTGCGGGCGACAGCTTCAATAGCGCCGGTATGGTCGTTACCGCATCTTATGGTACTGGGCAAGCGGTTCTAGCAACCGCAGAAGTTAGTGGATATTCTGTATCCCCTAGCGTCTTAACTGATGGTACTACTTCCGTAACCATCACCTACTCTGAGGGCGGAGAAACTTGTACTACGACTTTACCAGTCACGGTTACTCACCGCCTTACCGCGATTACTGTAACTACTAAACCTAATAAGTTAACCTATGAGTATGGAGATACTTTAGTTACTACTGGTATGGTTGTTACTGCTAGTTATTCCGATTCTCAGACTAAAACAGTAACTAGTTATTCTTGCTCTCCAAAAACTTTTTCAACTGTTGGAAATCAAGTAGTTACAGTTAGCTACACAGAAAATGGAGTTACTCAAACTGCAACTTTTACTGTCACGGTCAATCGTAAGTCTGTAACTAAACCTACGTGGAAGAGTAATCTTACCTATACAGGGAGTGCACAGTCAGTTAGTAGCACTAGCTACTGGAATAACTACAATACTAGTTATATGACTATCGGTGGTACAACATCTGCAACTAATGCTGGCACTTATATTACTACCTTTACACCAGGAAGCAATTATCGCTGGGCGGACGGAACGACCAGCGCAATCAATGTCAACTGGACAATTAATAAAGCAACAGGTAGTTTGAGTGTAAACCCAACAACAGTAGCTATTAATGGTAATAACTATAATTCCGGCGTAGCTGTTACTATTACTCGCGCAGGTGATGGTGCTATTAGTTATAGTCCTACCAGTATTTCTGGTTTGACTTTATCTCTTAGTGGCAATACTCTTACTATTAAGGGTAATGGTTCTACTCCAGTTTCTGCTACTACCATTACGATTAAAGTCGCGGCTGGCACTAACTATACTGCGCCTTCTAATAAAACAATTACTGTTAGTGCAGAATATTGGTCTTGGGGCGCTGATGGGGGTACTGTTGATGCAGCATGGTTTGCCGGATTAAAGAACTATCTTGCATCTCATAGTGGCGCGTCTATTAAAACTAGTAGTGGTGGTGCTATTCTTGGTACTACTAAATCTGTAACACTTTCAAGCGCAGTCTTAGGGACTACTACTCACTTAATTAGAGTTATTGGCGTAGATCAAGATGCTAATAATACAGTTACGTTCCAGACTAAGAACTGCTTATCCCAGTATACCTCTTTCGGTAGTAACGCAGTTTGGATTGGTTCTACTGTTAGAAGTCTATGTCAAAACTATTATAACGCTTTTCCCGGTAAAGCCTCTATTAAGACTGTAAGTAAGGGTACTTGCCCATCTACAGATGGTTCTCGTAATGGTACTCCTACTTATAATAATGAAACAGTGTTCTTACTTTCTGAAAGAGAATTTGGACTTGATTCTTATTCTCCTCTTTCTACTGCTAACTCTACTACATCAAGAGCAGAATGTACCCAAGGCAAGAATTTTGCTTATAGTTACTATACTAGCAACGCTACACGTGTCATGTATTTAGGTGATACATCCACGAGCAGTTACGGTTATCCATGGGAACGCTCGCGCTACTACGACACCTCGGGCTACGTGTGCCGTGTCAACTCCGGCGGGAACGCGAACTGCAACATCTACGACGACAGCTGTGGCCTCGCGCCGGCTTTCGTCATTGGTAATTAAAAACTTTCAAAAGTGGGACAGTATAGATTAAAATGTTAGCCAGTTTTCTCATATAAATAATGAGAAAGGAAGGCGTTAATTTTGTCTGTAAAAACAAAAGATCGACATAAATCCAAGCGTGAGTGTCTCTAGAAATCACGCGAACTGGTAAATTACATTTTAGTCTTAACTCGTCCTAGAGAGTTTGACGAATCTGGAAAACAAATTAAAAAACCTGGATTGCTTGGAGAGGGACAACCTTTCCAAGCGTTCGGGTTAGATATTATCAAATGCGGAAAAGGCATACATGCCGCCTGCTATCAAGCTAGTGAGATCTACTTGAATAGTTAGGAAACTTTAATTGCACGAAAGAAATATTGGAATTAGGCTATCGCTTATTGCGATAGTATCTTTCGTCAAATCGATCTCTGTATCTTCGAATACGCATAGACTAACCAGAAGAAACGACGCTCTTTTGAGCATCTTGCTCGTTTAACAAAGGCTATGAAAGAGACTTTATAGGATAGAGTTAATCGAGATTATTTAATCTACGAGCATTCCTACTAGAAGCCAAAGAGTTATAGAAGAGGTCGGTAATGATTTTACAAGATGTCAAGTTCTGTATTTTTCGCTCGCGCAACTACGACAACTCGAACAACGTGTGCAATGTCAACAACAACGGGAACGCGAACAACAACAACTACAACAACAGCAATGGCCTCGCGCCGGATTAGATGGAGCTATCACGTTGCAAGTCAAGCTGCGAAGCAGCGCAGACGAGCAACACCTAGAATAGTACCCCAGAATATATTATTGTCCATCTAATTATGGTTTATTCTGGATGCATTGGTTCACTCTTGTGGACTAAGAAGGAGAAGGAATAGAACATATTATTAAATAGTATATTATAGGTAGATGCCTTTTCATCTAAGGAGAACTTGACTATTTCGTCTCTGCGACGGATAAATGAATACGATTACAGATGCGGAACTCGCGAAGTGACCGCTATTACTGTATGATAAGGAGAAAGAAGTTGAGTTAGTAGTAGACATCTTTCGAGCGTTTTTGTAGTTTTGACGCATTATATGATTCCTCTTATCGAGTTTGTCGAAATGTTCGATGGAAAGATAGTACAATCAATTTTGAAGAGAATAGAATTGAAACAATCTTACAAACAGAAGCCGATTTGCGAGCTTGTGAATACAAGCAGCTTGTGTTTAGTTGTTTCTCAATCATTGAACGAGGCAAGCCACGAGATATAAGAGCGTGTCATATCAACGACAGACTGGTACAAAATGCTCTATGTGAATAGAGCTTATTGCCAGAATTAACTCCTAAGTTTATTTATGATAACTGTGCAACACTTAAAAATAGAGGTATAGATTTTGCTTTAACAAGAGCAAAGAAACATTTATAGATGGCTCATAGAGAATATGGGTTAGGAAATGATTTCTTTGCTTTACGAATTGATATTCGTAAATACTTTGATTCTATCGACCATGAGGCTCTTAAAGAAATAGCTAAACGTGTTATTAAAGATCCTCAAATATATGAATTATGCTCATACTTAATTGATACATTTTCTTTTAAACTAACAAAAGATAAGCATCCAATACCGGGCAAATAGTATTATATTGCTAAAGGCAAAAAATATATACCTGCGGATATCCAGTCTTTCCGACCGCATCATCAATATTATGAGTGTGAAGCTAAAAGTCTTGGATTAGGAAGTCAGACATCACAGTTGTTTGCATTGCTAGCTTTGAACGAAGTTGACCATTTCATTAAAGAAGAATTACATATTAAGTATTATGGACGCTACATGGATGATTCTTATCTTCTATGCAACGATAGCAAATACTTAGCAGAATGTAAAGCTAAGATAGAGAAGAAATTAAAAGATATAGGTCTTACTCTTAACTAGAAGAAAACCACTATCTCGCGCATTACCCCTATCGCGCCTAAAGATAGGGTTCATGGCACTCCATTTAAGTATCTTAAATGGAATTTCTATCTAACTACTACAAATCATGTGATCTAGATACCTTTTAAGAAAAAGATTGTGCATTAGCGCAGAAAATTGCGTAAAATGGCTGCTCTATGGCAACAAGATAAAATTCCTACTGAAGAAATTCAGAAATCTTATCAAGGTTGGAGAGCACATATCGCTAAAGGTTCAAGCTTCTATATTATCCAAGATATGGATAATTATTTTCGTTCATTATTCAAAGGAGTTGAAATAAAGTAATGTATGTATTATTAAATCGTGAGAATATTGTAGTTGATATTCTCGACAATCTTCGTTACATTAAACTACAATCTTCTAATGGTATTGTCGTTGCCTGCTCAGAAGAAGAAGGCACTGGGGTTATTGGCTCTGATTGTGATACTCATTATGTCTTAATCCAAGCTGATACAATTAACTCTCCTAACGCAGTTCGCGTTATCGAGGTTGAAAAAATTCCATCCAATGTTACACCTAATCTATATAAGTTCGATAATGAAACTCAAAGTTTTGTTTATCGCTATAGTTTAGATGAAGCCAAAGAGCTTAAGCAAGAGAAGAACAAGCTACTTTTCGCAGAGTATCTTGCTTCTCATCCATTAACATGGACAGATGGAAAAGAATATGGAGTTACAATGGAGGATCAATCTGAGATTAGTCTTAACTTAAGTCAATATCAGATCGCCGTTCAGGCAGGTGTTGAATCTCCAACTCTGGAATGGCACGCTCGACACGAAGAGTGCTAGCCTTGGACATTAGAAAATCTTGTTGCATTATCTATGTCCATCTCCGCGGCTGTGTATCCAATGTATCGTAAAATGCAGCAATATAAAATCTCTATCTATGGAGCAACTTCTCTAGAAGAGCTAGAACAGGTAGAGCTTGATTATGCGGACTAAACTGAATAAGTTTCTTACCTTATTTACTGTTGGAGGTTCTCTCTATTTTATTATAGAGTTCTTATTTAAGACCTTCATTAGTGGTGGTATGATACATTGGTCAATGTTTCTCCTAGGCGGACTTTGTTTCGTCTTAATTGGAGAGATAAATGAGGTTATACCTTGGGAAATGTCTATCATTAAACAAGGAGCTATTGGAGCCGCAATAGTTACCTCACTTGAATTTGTATTCGGCGTAATTTTGAATCTAGTCCTAAAACTAGGAATTTGGGACTATTCAAATTTACCTTTCAATATATTGGGGCAGATTTGTCTTCCTTTCTCATTCGCGTGGTTCGGATTAGCTCTTATAGCTATCTTCCTCGACGACTATCTTCGTTGGAAGTGGTTTAATGAGGAAATTCCGCACTACCATCTTAAAGATAAAGTTTGCCATTAAAACAAAAAATAGGGGAGAACCTTAATTAAAAGGTTCTCCCCTATTTTTTTTTATTTATTTTACGTCGATAATGACGATTTCAATATCTCCCTCAATAGCCTTGCTAGCCGTGAAGGTAATACCAGATCCGACAGTTGCTTGTGCACTATCAATCTTGTTATAATCATCATGGTTACTAACCCAGGAAATGATTGGAGGTACATTGCCATTCTTGCCACACTTCAAATTAGTATTACTATAAGAATAGGTATAAGTATCTCCAGAATGTACCCAGTTGGCTTGAGCAAGAGTAACTGTATAAGAGACGGTAGTTACTTCATCCATCTTATTGTCTGTCTCGCTCTTACTATACACATCTAAGTTAGTTCTCGCGGCCGCCGCGGTTGTAGCACCGGTACCACCAGCTTTAATAGGTAGAGTACCGAACTTTGGAACACCAGAAACCTCTGCGAATAATGCTCCAGTGCCTAACAAACCAGAGACGCCATCAGTAGAATTTCCAGTTACAATAGCACCGTTCTCGATAGATACCATCTTAACTGCATCAGTACCATTACCGAGCAGTAAAGCATTAACTGTTAAAGTTTTCTGTCCAGTACCACCCTGTGCAACAGTAGCGGTCATATTAGTAAGAAAGATATCGTCAACGTCAATCTCTTTAGTGTCTTTCTTTAAAATAGAAGCTGCATATGCATTAACTTGAACACGTCCACCAGCAGTATTAGAAATATCAATGAACAGATTGCCTGTATTCTCGCAGAAATAGGCGTATCCCTCATGCATGGGGATTTGAGTGAGAAGCTCTTCCTCGCCTCTATAAATCTTAAATAAAGCCATTATTAAATCCTCCCTTTAATCAAGGCTTTTCTATAAGGTCTTGGAAAGATCCCCATGAAACAAGGCTCTATACCTAATCTTTAGAATAAGCCGTTTTTGATGTATCTCCATCGCCGCCAATCAGCGAGTTAATATAATTGATTGAGTAAGTCTTATTGTCAACATTTTCCTTATAAGACTGCTCTATTAAACTAGAAACGCCACCAGTTAACTACGCTCTATCCCACTCACCGATATTAGTCTTATAATACCAATAAGATACATCTCCACCATTACCAAGCAAGGTCCAAGTAATAGCAAAGATTTTATGAGAATCAATAGTGCCAGAATAGTGTTCTTGAATATAAGTGACACCATTGGCTAAACTAGCCGCGAACTCTGCGGTTTCAGTTAAATGATATTCAGCTTCAATATTAAGAGCATCACCAACAGGACCTTTAATACTTTTCTCACTAGCTTTCCATCCATTAGCGGTTAAAGTATACAAAACGCCAGTCTCGCTATTGAGATAAATATCTCCGATTCTCGCACCATCAATAGCAGTAGTTGCTCCATCAGCAGTAATTTCAAGACCTGCAAATAGCTTACTACCAGTTGGAATCTTGAAAGTAAAGGTTACTGTGTCTTTGCTAGTAATAGCAGAAGTGACAGACCCTTGCTCTGTTGAACCAACAAAAGTAGAAGAAACTGCGGGCTTCGGAGCCTATGGGAGCTTAAATTCAAGCTGCCATTCGGTACCTTCCGCGTTTGTTAGTGTCCTTTCAACTAGTGGGACCGCAGGTTTAAATCCTTCGTCGCCTTCGATATAAGGAGCGATAGCACTAGCTTGGATTACCGGTAGTGGTTGCTAAATACTTGCTTGATATTCAAAGACACAGGTAGTATCATCTGTCTTACTAGTTACTTTATAAATGAAACCAGTGGCTTCATTGATATAGTAATCTCCAACTCCATAATTGGCGAAAAGTGGATCGGTAAGAGTGTATGTTTTACCGGTTTTTTGTCCTAATAAACTACCATAATAGAATTTAACCGCACGAGGCAAGTCAAAATGTAACTTAGGCGCATTAACTGTTCCAACATTAGTTACTTTGGGTTCAAAGTCTGGCGCTCTAGTAACTGTCTCTGGTGCAGCCATTACTTGACTACGAGGCAGAGAAAATGTCAAAATAGGATGCTCGTGGAGAGTATCTTCTTTACTATAACCAAAACTCACGGTTGGCTCAGCATCAGCATTTAATACTTCGTGAAGAATATTACTATCTAAAAATTCCTGAGCTACAGGTAATTGGAATTTAAGTACAGGCCGGTTAATATCAGTTAAATCAAGTCTGACCTTTGGTTCTTCCCCAACACCAATCACATCAACTGTAACCTAATCAATTACTTGAGATTGCGGAATATTAAAATGCACAGTTGGGTGGTCAATATCATCATCGTTATACACAACACTTGGCTTTTCATCCGCATTTAGAATAGTTGCTTCTTGCGGCATTGATAATACCTACGCTCTTGGTAACTTAAATTGAATAACTGGCATATCTTGATTAGATAAATCAGTTTCAACATCTGGTTGCTCATTCGCATGAAGCACGATTGCGGGTTTTGTAATACTAATCTTTGGAGTATTACCAGTACAAGAAGAAATGAGCTTATAACTAAGGCCACTACCCTCTCCCGCAGATTCATCATATACTTTCTACCATAAAGTAGAATTTAAGTTTTGTTTATTTCCCGCTTTTAAGTCATAATTCATGCGGGTCATGTATGTAGCATCAGATGGCAAGCCATAAGATACCATAACAAATTCGCCCACAGAGATAGGAGATGCCCATCCTTTATCTAAGTCAACTTGCGCTCCATCAGGACCGTAATAAGACTCAAATATCTTTTTAATCTCGAAGCTCTGTCCAGCAGGACCTCCGTAGAAAGATTGCATGTCTATACCTCCTTATCCCTAGAGTGGATCGTAAATAAAGTCTACAATTACGTTATCTAACTCACCAATAACAGTTTTATCTTCTTTGTAAACTCCGTTTAGACCTTGATTTAAAATTGCACTACCCTTTTGAAATGCAGCAATGTAAGTCTCATTAGCTTCATTATATCCATTCCAATAGGTTTTATAAGCATCAGAAGTTGGGTCAGTAGGCTCTTCTCCTAATGCAGCGATAGCAGCTTCAAGAGCCACCTTAGCCTCTTTGATAATCTTCTCGCCTTCTTGTTTTTTACTTTCTGATTCTTTCTCATCTTTGATATAAACTGTAGGACGAACGAACTTCATACTTGTAATAACAATATCTTCGTCAAGCTCATAAATACCAGTGCGGCCGATCATGATAGTCTTGCTAGCATTCATGACAACTTGCGCTCCTGGTGGAGCCTGAATACCAACTTTGGTAAACTATTTGGCACTAGAAGCACTTACAATGTCATTGTAAATATCAATTCCAGAGGAAATATAATGTTTTCCATCGCCAGTGCTACTTGTATCTACTACACGATAGTAGATTTGTCCAATAGCAGACATCGCCCTCTCCTCCTTATACTCGTGTTAAAACTTCTGTCGCAGTAATACTCATAGTGCCATTATAAGTGAGAGGTAAAGAATATTGGGTAATCTAATAGTTACCATAGATATTGCTATCTTTATCTTCAACTCTAATTATATTATTAGGCTCTATGTAATATTTCGGCAAACAGATTAAAGAAATAGTAGTATTATAACATAAGTTCTAATACATCATTTCTCGAATTTGGTCAAAGCAACTAGTTCCAGTAGTGCTTATTGAGAACATATCATAGTATTCATTAGTTAGAATAAAGAATCTCTAACCAATTCCTTGATATTTAACAATCAAGTCCTAATCTAATCCTTCAATAAATACAACATCGGGAACTTCGCTATTATATACGGTTTTTATGTCATTATTATTAACGACTTTAGTCCTACGGCCAATATTCTTAATAGAATACTTACCAAGAGCAGAACTAGTATCTATAAAATCTAGCCAGAAGTTAATAGAACCTGGATCATTAAATACATCAGGATTCCAATGATTCGTAGCATCCCAGTTCTTGTTCATTGGGTTATATAGATTACGCCATTCTGCAATTAACTCTGAATCATAATAATTATCATAGACACTATTAGACACCTAAGCATTAAGAGCACGACGATATAGCTCTTCTCTCCATTCATCGCATGGAGTACCTACTAAGGTAACTGTATAGTCATCTACACTATAATCATCAAGAGTATTAAAATCATAGCGAACAATAAGATTAGATTTTTTATCCTTTACTTCCCACATATTCTACATAGCTAGATCAATATCTGGTTTATCATCAATAGCAAGATGATAACGGATAGATACCTCTACGCCGGTTGAAGTCTTACGCTTGCCCCAAACATAAAAGTCATTCTTCACATTATCATACTTAGGATTGCGGGTAATCGCAGTTGTCGTGTCAAGATCGGTAAGCGAGTATAAAAATTTTGCATTATTATATGAACGCACATAATCTTCTGGACTTAACTCTAATAACGGACTACCGGTATTGAGATAGTTCTTAATCTCTTGGAATACAAACTTACCATCTATATTATAGAAATATTCATAATTACCGAGAGTGCTAACAATCTTGTCTAATAAAGTTACTACCGTGTCTCCCGCATTTAATACCAACTCTCCTGGATAGGTAAAATCGGTATACTTATATCCAGCATCTTGTCCATAACTAAACATATGCGGATAATCTTCTTGCGCTTCAAAACTCAAACTCTAGTAGTCATTGGAGAAATATACTGGCTTATCTCCCATGTATCTTACTAACATCTTAATCTCTTCATCAATATCAGTAATGATAATATTCTCAATAGCTTCTCCACCCCAGTGATTTACCGCTTCATAAATAATTTGGAAGATAGTAGGATATTGAATCTCTACGTCTCCATTATCAAGCTAAACAAGACTTTCATGGAAGGTTATTGATGCTGGTAAGGTACCACCTGCGGTTCCGTCTAATAGACACATCTTATCTTTACCAGTGATAGAAATATTCCAACCACTAGTAGAGCGACTAATATTAGCAGAAGATAAAACAAACAAACCGCAAGGAAACCAAATAATATCTCCATAGTTCTTATAAGACTTTAATGGATTATCATAACCGATTAAAACTTTAATCTTCTTGTTAATAGAAATCTCATTATCAATATCCTCAAGATTACTATTATCAATAGAAGCAAGCATAGTAAGGTTAATGGTTCTTCTAATTGCGGAAGAACCATTAACGCTCAAGTTACCACTAGTGATAGAACCCTAAATCTCTTTAATGGGTTCTTCATCCTTAAAAGAAAGGAGGATAATCTTTGCATACTATACTCGCATATGCAGTTTATCTAACTAGGTTAGAAAATCCATGTCATTAAGATACTCAAACATGAATATTAACTCCTTTCTTTGCTATACTTCATTGTTGTTTGCGCGGTTAAACATTTGTAGTTAATAACCGCGAATTGAGGTTTCTATAAAGCAATATACTTAATCATACCATCCATCGGGCTAAGAGTATATCGGCCCGTTGGACCAAGCATGACTGGATGTTTATCGCTACCATCTTTCTTTTGACCAACATATAAGATAGTCTGTGGGTCTGCTTCAATGTCGAAGGAAGTAATATCAGAGAAAGAATAATAAATAATTCCATTCGTCCATTTACCATCTTCATCTTGCTCAAATCCACCTTGAATATTATAAATAAACTCTACTTGCTTGCGAGTTTCTTCTTCTATAATATCGTATAGGTTGACAGTCTTATAGACATTATAATTCGTATTATCTACTAAGATACGACCTAGCTTATCTTCCTCCACGGTTGAGTCACTATAGATACGATATGGAGTCTCGCCAGGTCCATAGTAATACTTATAATTCTTCAAGACTTTATCAGTTCCGCTAAAGATACCAGAAATCTGACCCCAAATACGGGAAGTATCAATAGATTCTACTTCGCCAACTTCATCATTTCTTTCTCTTGTTAAAGAGCAGACATAATTCACAATAATAGGATATTTAACAGATTTCATACTTAAAGAGCTAACACCCTCTCTAACGCTATACAACCTATTTGGCGCAACTATAATATCTGTTCCATTAACAGCAAGTTTAACAGCAGAAGATGGAGCATTACCGGCGGCTTCTTTTAGAGCTGCCCAACGAGTGAGTTCAGCTTCTGTCTCTTTAGTATCTTCTCCAGCTTGCTCTTGTTCAGCTTTCTTTGCTTCTAATTCGTAAATCTTACCATCAAAGTCTATGGTTGGATATCTCTCAATCCAAAAAGAATCAATACTAACAAGAGATAGTTTATATCGACCATCACCGACTGCAATTTCTTCCTATTGCTTAATTAAAGCATAGATATCATTCCCATCAGGACAGTCTGAATAAATACCACTAATTTGACCAAATGCAGATTGCTTTTCAGTAGATACTTCATTAGTGAAAACTCCAATATCGGTAATGCCAATCTCATTAAGATTTTCGAGCGTATTCTCTAGAACCTCATAAGCAGTAGCAGAGAACTCAAAAATCATACGTCCTAGAGATGCATTAGGCGTCATTGATACATTCATTAAACCAATAATAATATTTCCCTCAGTAGGAGATTTATAGAGTTTATAGGTAAAGTCATTAAGGAACTATTCCGCTTTCTCTCTAAACTTGCGCTCTACAAAGATATTATCATCAGTAATATTAGTATCAATAGCAAGATAAGAAGGAATAGCAGCCTCTCCTCTTGTCGCTGTAGATACACTAAATTTGTCTTTAGGGATTACTAATTCATTATTATAATAATAACCATCTGCTCCCAAAGTCAAGAAAGTCTAGTCTTCATCCATCTAAAAGCTAATTAAACCGCTAATTGGAAACTCGGCATAATAAGCATAACCGTTCTTCGCTAAATGCGGGAACTGGTCTCCGAGGGTATCTTGCTTGCTTGCTAGTACCGTATGCTTAAAACTACTGAGCTTTTGGTTATATTTTAAACGCAACTACACTCCATCTCTATAGAGATAAGAGTATTCAAAATCAACACTTCTCGCTGGAATAGGAGAGCCATTTTCCTGTAAAGGTGCACTCCGCAATCCTTGAGAGTTTTGATACTAGAAAGCATACTTATATTTGACGCCACTCTCGATAATAAAATCTGTATAAATTAGGTTATCATTAAGAGTTTCTTCAAAGTAGTTAAAATATTTTAAATCCTCATATACTTGATAATTACTTTCTTCAGATGCGCGAGTAAGTACATAGCATCCGGTTAATGGATTCTTTGCAGTTAAATAAACTCGCATACAACCATTTTCACGACAATAGACATCTGTATCATTTACCCGCATTGTCACGCCTTCTAATGCCTCCAAATATACTTTAACAACTTGGAAGTCATAGGATACTTTTGCTTTATATCCATTGCGCGTTGCAATAGAGAAATAAACTTTATAAGACTCGTTATTTGTTAACATAGTCTTAAATCGGTAAGAATTATTCTTACCACTAACTGCTTGAATCCAGTCTGATGACTCGATTAACTCTGTTCCAGTTTCATCATATAAATCAAACTTATATTTCTCTAATGGTTCCTCAGAAGCATTATCAATATAATCTCCTACGAACAACGGCGTTAAACTAGCTTCTGTCTATTTACTAGCAATAACATCTGTTCTTAAAGCACCGGCATTCTCGATATAAATTTCTGGTTGCGCGATAGCTTTAATAACCATGACTGTAGACCACTCAGAAAAAGTTTGATTGTTAATCTATTCTTTCTTCCATGCGGCAAAAGAACTTAAATCAGTAGGAAAATTAGTAGACCCAAAGCGTAGCTGAATCTTATAACATACGCCCGGTGACCAAGATTTCCGCAAGTCCGCAGTTAGGATTTTAATTCCATAAGGGCTAGACTCTTTAGTCAAATCCACATTCTTATAGATAATATTGTCTGGGTATTTCGAAGTATTTACAATGCTAGAATTTGAGCGCTATTCAACTACTCGAATTTGAATATGTTTAATAGTCTCAGCACTCGTTACCTTCTATAGAGTATACTTGATTTCATAGTCTGGTGTAGTGGCTAAAAATGCAGGCTATGTACTCTATAAAGTAGGCGGATAAATACTAATTGGCATATTCCGCGCCTCCTTTTTCTCTAACTCTATATATTATAAAAATTGCTTTGGTTAAGATAATTAAATCCGTCCAAGCAAAAAGAAAAGAGGAAGAGACTTAAACCTCTTCCTCTATCATAAACTCAAGAGCTTCTGCGATACCAACAGAGATATTCAAGTTCTCAATATCTGACATTTTAACTTTAACAATAGGAACATCAACTTCTGTTTCCGCAATCGCAGTTAACTCCTAATTAACTGTATCTATTTGCTATTCAGGAATACTGTATCCACCATCGACTTCTACTCCATAAGTTGCTGCAACTGATTGACGAGCAAAATCAATATCTTCAACAATAGGAGTTAAAAGCTTAATATTCCTAACAATAGCAAATGATACCTTCGCGGGAAGCTTGGTTTCCAGATCGGAAGCCAAGCTTGTTAACCCACGATACATCGTGACAATATCTTTATTTAACATGGTTATCTCCTTTAACTCATGCATTAACCGCGGTCTATAATGCAATAAATACATCAGCGGTAATAAGTGTGCCAGTAGTTCTATCTGTGTGCGCTGTCACTTGGCTTACGCCAAGTGCTCTAGCTAAAATATTATATTTAGCGGCTGTTACTAATTCACCAGAGCTAACCTCCGCATCACTATAATTAGCTCCGCCAGATTGATTCTCCCAATTTTTTCGCTATTTCACTCTAGCAACTAAGGTATTCCACTTATTAGCTGAAAGCCCACCAGACACCTAAATAATTTTATCAGTAGCTACGCCACTACCCCATGAAAACTCAGCTGGTTTTGTATAAAATACTAAAGTATCAGACGCAGAACCTAAATTCTTACTACTAGCATAGCTATATGTTGTTCTCGGACCCGATTCATTCCAATCGCTCCACTCTCCATACTTAGTAGTAGTATTTCCTTTATCATCTTTTACTGTTGTTTTAGTACGAGTTCGAGTGCGTGTATAAACTTCTTTTTTTTGTTTTGCACTTCTTGTAGCTGAGAGCCTTCCTGTGACGCTACCTCTCGATCCTGCTGTCATTCCACCAATGGTAATGGTTTCAGTCTTAACAGAACTAGAACCACCATTGCCACCACTAAAACTCCAATGCCAAGTAGTAGTACAGCCAGCAACATCATAAACTACCTAAGTGACGGTCTTCTACTAAACTTGTCTAGTATCTGTGCTTGTTACAGTAGACCATCCAGAACTGTGTTCAGGCTCATTGGCAGGGATATACCACCCACTTCCATCATAACTAATTCGCACACTAGAACGACTTGCACTGACAAAAGTAAGAGAAGCACTCGGCATTATTTATCCCTCCTTAAGCAAATCTTGCATAAATACCAGACTGATTAGCTGCTGGCACTGTGCAAGTAAGTCTATTACCATTTAAAATAATATAATTCGCGGCACGTAGAGCTACGTTACCATTGCCATATGTCGCTTGAATGATAACACTTCCATTACCGCCAGTTGCCTATATTCCAAAGTTATAAGTAGTACCTTGGCTATCTTCTCCTTCGACCAGACCAATTCTACCTAACCTAGTATAAATGTTACCATCACTTTGTAAAATAGTGCCACTAGCAGAAATTGAATCTTCTCCAATTGTCCATCCACCGATATTACCACCATCACAGTTAAGGTCATCACAAACAATTCGACCACTAGAATATAGATAAGTGCTTCCGCCTCGTAGAGAATTACTACTAATAGTCCATCCGCCGATCTCACCATTATCACATTCAAGGCTATCTGCGGTAATGTTACCACGCACTTCTGCGTTCTTACAAGAGAGTTTTCCGCCATTAGTAACATAGAAGTAGGTACCACTATTGCTAAAATCTGGAGTATCACCTGGATTACCGGTATTTGCACCAGACCAAAATACATAAGAACCAGAGCTAGCCATACCAATTTTATTGTTATTGCTAGAAAGAGATTTACTCTTAAGAATCCATCCGCCAATATTACCTTGCTTAGCGTAGAGAGAACCTTTTTTAGAAACTGCAAAATAGCTATCTTTTGCAGAAGTTGAACTTGTAGCACCAGCCCAAATAGCAAACTCTTCATCCTTATCACTATTTAGTTCTACTCTTGTTGCTCCACTTCCGCTATATAATTTATTCTTCTCGATAGTCCAACCGTCATTGCTATTTCTGCTAGTACAACCAATCTTACCAGACTGAGCAAAAATCTAACCTTCAATAGTCGCAGAGGTTGCTTTTAAAGCACCATTATATGTAACTTCAAAAACTCCTCCACCTATCTTGATTGCGGTAGTATTATTGCCAGGATTAAGATCGGCAAAATTGATAGTCATACCAGTGGAATTATTTCCTCCACCGCCGCCTTTAATAGAACCAGACTTACCGTTAATTTCAATGCGGCCGCCTCCACTAGAAGCTCCGAAGAACGCGGTACCATCTTCCATTAAACCGAAAGTATTAACACCCTCTTGATAGCCATATAAACCCACTTTGTTTTGGCCACTATCTTTACCCATGACTACACCAGTAAATCTATTTTGGCTATCTTTTGTTCCTGCACCAACCTATGGAGCAAATACATATTCTCCATCGCCAGTGTCAAGAGCTGTTCCATCCCAACCGTTGATAGCTTCATTACCATAAGTATCAAGATACATGATAATTGGATGAATTAATCTATCATTACTATTTGGAATAGCAAGATTTAATACACCGATATTGCTCTAATCATTATCCTTAATATTCTCAAAGATAAAACTAGAAGCTGGTTCTAAATATTTTTTACCATTGTCTGTTTTAATAGTAAGAATATTGGTATTTAATGAGGTAATGTTATCATTATAAGCTATGTCATTATAATAGAAGTTAATATCGTTACTATAGAAAGATGGGGTTAAACCAGAAGAATTATATTTGATATAAGATGGAATAGTGTCAATATCAATAGCACTTGCCAAGGTAGAACCAACGATAACATCAAGAGGATAAGAAGCGTAGATATCAACCGAGCTATTATCATCTTTAATAGTAACTTGAACTCTCACATAGAAAGCTAACTCTGCATTAGGGGTATCTGCGGAAATCGTAGGTATACCGCGCACCAAAACTCGATCAACGGAGTCAGTAACTACTTCTTTGTTCTCTACTGTAACGTTCGTTCCCTACCACTTATAGGTAATAGAATACTTACTATTACCGTTAATCAATTCTCCGTCTTTATAAACATAACAACGAACTCTAATATCATTAATCCATCCATTATTATATCTTAAAGGTTGTAGTCCACTTAACTTTACGCCGTCTGAATTGCATGGACGAATTGCGGTAATATAAGTAGTACCATTAGTTCCCTAGTCGCCATCTTTCAAACAAAGAATCTCTTTATTAAATAGATAAATAGATTCTGTAATCGTTCTTATTTTTACAATAACTGTATTATTACTGAAATTAACTCTATACTTCTATTTAATATTGTAGTGTAAAATATTATATTTGTCAACCCAAATATTCTCAAGCATGGAGTTATCCGGACTATAAGCAAACTCTTTAGAGGTGGGAATCTCATACTCTTTATTATTCGCATCTTTCATTAACCAAGACACGAAGTAAGAGGTTCCGAATCCTTCCTTCCATGCTAAATTAACCTATAGAGTTCTTTCTTTCTCTGCATCTTCAATAGAAATATCGCCATTAGCATCATATCTAAAGGAATCTTCACCGATATAACTAATAGTTACATCATCTTCGCTTTCGCTATTCACAATAGTATGTTCTAAAGTTCCGATAAACTATCCTGCAGAATTATACACCATGCAATAGAAAGTCACAGAACTGTATTGCAAATAAGAACTTACGACAATCTCGGACTTCTTTTCTCCTTCCGGCATAGAGCTGTAACTATCATCTGGATAAGACAAATACCAATCTCCCACCAAAGACTCACTGTCAGCATTATTTCTAATCTGTAGTTTAATATCAGCTCCGTCAGTAACTTGCTCAATAGAATAATCATAACTTGCATTACGATTCCATATAGCGATTTCCGCGGTTAGAGTAATACTATCATTATAAACGACTACTAACTTATACTTCTATTGATATAGAATATTGGTTGCATCAAGAGTAAGAGAACTAGATGTCTATCCGGCAATCTTTCTCCATCCAAAACCTGCGGACTTGCTATATTCATCGCTACCAACAACCACGCTTAAGTCTCTCTCATACCATTGGCAAACACATTTCTTACTATCCATAATGTCTTCGCCATTATAAATTAAGCGTCCAACTAAATTCAAGTTAGATACTTTATCCGTAAAAGCAATACCTTTAGGAGCAGAAATCGTAAGATAATAAGTCGTATCACTTAAATCTTGCATATCAACATATTGAAGAGAAATATCTTTCACAAAAATATTAGCAACAGTTCTATTCTCTTCATCTGTAACTATGCCATTCTTAACAATTTTATCATAGACAAAGTCTTCTTCAAACAGTCTAATAGATTTAAGTCCCATTAAATAGTTCTTCTGCGCCTTAAGGATAATCTACTGTGGAGAGTAAACTGAGAATCCATAAGGATTGCCATTAAAGTTCTAGAGATCTAATCTATACTTTACACTACTATTATCCTTGGTATAAAACTCAACTTCAATACCATAATTACCTTGATTATGGATATTATGAAACTAAGTTAAGAAAGAGGCTTTCAAGCGAATATATTCATAATTGTTAGAGTATTGTTGGAATAGACCGTGATACCCATTCTACTCATATTCTTCGCTATTTTGAAAAATATAAGTAGAACTTCCGATCTCTCCAACTGGCGTTCCCGCGATTACTCCGTAACTTTGCGAAGCATCATAAGCTCCATCATACAATGCATCAAAAGTAGGAGATACTTCAAATACAGAATTAGTTAACTCAGATAACTAAACGTCAGATAAAGACTTCGCGGTTACTAAAGAAGTAATCAATTTCTTGTTAGAAAAATTACCCTCTGGCACCTTGACATAAACCACGTCTTTAATAGAATAGCTTTTACTAGTATCTTCGCTAAATGCGGAAAAGATATTGCCGTTATATCTAACTTTGTATTCTCCAGCATCTACATCTACAATAGAATAAACAGTGGCTTGGATAGTTTTGTCATATTTTAACTATCTTAGCCTTTCTTCCGTAATAATATCCATAGCTTGCAATAGCTGTTCAGATATATTATTCATGTTTATCTCCTTTCACTCCTTTAATAAGGAGAGCTAAAAAGCTCTCCTTATTAAGTCTTTCTTCTAGCCCACTGTGCCGCATCATTAGTAAGACTAATAAATGCTTCCTCAATTTCAGTGCGGCTAGTCACGTTCGGGAACTCTACTTTATCAATATGAACAGTTTGTTCAATAGAATCTTGAATTGGTGTAGTAGCAACTGGATTAAGCTTCTGACCCATAAGAGCCATTGCCGCAATCGCATTACCGTCAAGAGACTTCTCAATAGACTTAAACAAATCAGTGCCGATAGTTCTTACAGCTTGAACTGCCGCAAGAATATTCTCAGTATCACTCTGATTTAACACCAATTCCTTTTGATGAAGGAAAGCAAGTTTCGCATCATCAAATATACCAGTATATCCACCAGTAGCAAATCCAGGAACGCCCAATGCTTGCATTTTTTTCTTCCATTCTTCTTCACTTTCATATTGGCCAACAGAAGTAGAATCTTTATAACGGTTATCTGCCGCATCGCCACGAGTTCCAAAATATTCTTTTGTTAATCCCATATCATCAATTTTATTTTCACGTTGGCTTGTTAATTCTTTATATTCTTTACTTCCATATTCTAACCATCCATTAGCAATACCATCCATAATAACACCAGAATAATCGGTATTTGGATCATAACCCTTACTAGAATTACCTTTAGAGGAAGAAGATGCTGCAAATTGAGCTTGTTGAGAAGCAAGAGCACGCAATGCTTCAACAGTATCCCAGATGGATTGCGCTAACTCTAAATAACCATCAGAAGCATTTTGAGCCGCATCAATCATATTCCACAAAGTATCCTTAGCTTCATCACCGCGCTCTCTTAATTGATCAGTAGCTTCAGAAACCTTATTAGTTTCTTGCGCCAAGTTATCAAGAGTAGTACCAGTTTCAGAAGCGACATTTTGAACTTTATCCTTATAGTTATCAAAATCTCGTTGCGCTTGATCTAATAACTTGCGGAGTTCATCCTCAAAATTCGTGGTATTTTGAGTCATGTCGTCAAGATCTTTAGTATAAGTATTATTGAACTTGTCGATAAGATCGGTGTTGTTGCCCGCAATCTCTTTTAGCTGTTCACTGTTTTTCATCAAAATGTCAGCAATGCTTTCACCAGAATCGGCTACTAATTGCTTCAATTCTTCTGTGGTAATGCCAGTTAAGTCGGTAATAGTATCGCCTGTAATAATTGCATTATCAATTAAGTTCTTATTACCCGCTTCTGTCATATCAGCGATTGCGTTTTGCTTTTCCTCTTCGAGGTACTTAATCTTCTCGCTATAATACTTATAAATTTCTTGAGCCTATGCTGAACGCTCTTCGTCGGTGAGTGTCATATCAGAATAGATATCTTTAATCTTATCCTGGCACTCTTTCCAAGTAGAAACAATCTCGCCAGTTACATCAGTTACCTGTTGTTTAGCGATATTATACCAATCATTCTCTGCGTCAAGAAGATTTTGCTGAGTATTGGCAATATCATCTTGGTTAGCAGTATATTGGTAGTTCCAGTTACCTTGACTATCTCTTACTAACTGAATTTGATTCTTAGCATTTTGAGCATCTTCAAGAGCCATCTGAGCCTGTAATACTTGATATTTAGCATTGAGAATATCAAGGTCATACTGAGATAGCTTATTGCCTTCTCTGCGTTGATTGATTTCCTCTTGGAGAGCCTTTAATCTTTCCTTGTGCGCAGAATTGGTAGTGTTGTCGATGTCTTGCTGGAGTTTATTATACCAAGCAGATACTTGATATGCTTCATTTACTTTATCAAAGTAGCGTTCATTTTGCTCAATATAATGATCGTACTTATCTTGTAGCAAGTCAAGACCAACACCATTAGATACCGCTTGGCCAAACTCATAGACAGCTTTCTCGATTTGCTGGAGATACATAGCTTGTGCTGTTTCCATTGCCTCTTGAGCAGAAGATAGATAAGCTTCTTGAGCTTCATTAAACTCTTCTAGATATGCGTCTCTTGCTTTCTTATAAGCATCGTAACGCAAATCGGTTTCATCTCCACCAAGAGAATCGAGTTTTGCTTGCGCTTCCTCTAATCTCTAAGCAGCCTGTTCGTACCAGCCTCTTTGCAGTTTAGCGGATGCTAACTGAGCGTTTAGCTTTTCTTGGCTATTTTTCTGGAGACGATTAAATCCTTCCGCAGTCTTATAAGTTACACCTTGTAAAGTATAAAGTTCTTTAATAGTATCTAATACAGAAGTATTATGCTCTAACTGATCAGTAAATGCTGCAAATCTCTCAGAAGCGGCATCAACAGCATCCGGGACAATATCCTCAATAGAGTTTGCCCATTCTGCAATAGTTTTCGCAGAATCCACAATATTACCTTGCAGGCTCTGGATTTCATCCATGATAGCTCGTCTATCCGCATCATCTGTAGTGCTTTCATAAAGCTTTTTAAGAGAGTTCCATTCCTCTTGGTAGCTAGGCAGTAATGCCGCCTCAGCTTGCGCGCCTCCCGCAGATAATTTAGCACTTTCAAGACCATGGGTCAATGCATCACCAAACATTTCGGAAATTTCTTTAGACAAGTCTCTGACGGCATCTTTCATAGATTTTACATCTAGAACAATCTCCATCTTGAACTTGATTTCCTCAAGTTTCTTATCAGCAATAGAACGAGCATTTTCTTGAATATTATCTGTGGTATCACGAACTACATCTAGAGTACTTTCATATTGCTCAAGTGCTTTCTGGCGCTGCTCAAAGAGTTTCTTCTCTGCATCAAGCTGATTCTTAAGAGCTGTATGCTCTTCTTCGCTTAAAGTCTTACCAGCAACAGCAAGATTATAACGCTCAACTGCGGCATTATAGAGATTAAGATTCTCTCTTAATAGATCCTCATAATTAGTGATTTCGCCATCTGCACCGATTTGCGCGTCTGCAAAATACTTCTTAACCAAGGCAGAATCTTGAACAAGATAATCTTGTGCTTCTTTCAGCTTTTGATTATAAAGTTCTTGTTGCTTCTCAAGAGCCTTGATTTCATTCTCGTAACCATCAAGAGCATCGGTTCCCCAAGCCCTATCCGTAGCGTTACTTAAATCATCAAGCAGGTCATCTTGTCTTTGGATTTCTCGATTGATCTCGTGGTAGCGGTCTTCAACTTCTTGAAGAGTCTTTAAATCTTCTTTATCATAAGTCTTACCCTTGCTACCGCCAGACCCCTTTCCACTAGAGACATTGCCAAATAGATTATCCAAATTGACAGTGGAAGCGCCAATTTGAGCGATCATACCTTCAATGTCATTAGCAGATGCACCCGCGGAATCAGCAAGATTTTGATACTTTGCTGCAAGATCTGCCCAAGCCTATTCGCTTACAGTATCAGCTTCATCAAGCATTTTCTAGGTGTCTTGCAGGACAGCCGCTTCTTGACTTACACCAGAAGAACCAGTGTATTTAACGCCAAAATTATTGCCACCAGTAACAGCTCCAGCGTCGTTATTAGCAACAGCTTGCATATTTGCAATAGCGGTGCGAGCAAATTCGGCAGAAGACTGTGCCGCAGAACTGAAAGCAGAATCCCAGTTTTGAGCAGTAACTAAGCCATTATCATATGCGGAATCCGCTGTTTTCTCTTGGTTATCTAATTTAACAGTAGTAGATGCTTTACTATTTAATTGCTCTAAATCTGATAGACCACCAGATAGCGTAGCCTATGCCTCAGAAGAAGTCATTGCAGAATCTGTTTCTGCTCCTGCTAGAACTGCCGCGGCAGTTGCCATCTACTGATACACTTGCTATTTAGCACGTAATAAAGTTGCTTGATTTTCAAGACGAGAAACAGTTGCTTCTCCATCAGCAGCAACCTCTCCACGCGCTGCGGCAATAGCACTTTCAACCATAGTCTGGTTCAAACGAACTGAACCATCACCTATATCTTCCATACCCTGGATAATACCGGGGAATGTGTTATTTAGCTCTCGTATATCGGTTGCGGCAATTACAAAGTTTTCTCCAATTTTAGAAGCTTCATCTTGGATATTTTGCATAGCACTTTTAATGCTATCAAATTCCTGTTCAGCTTGTGTATGGATTTCTACATCGACTGCATAGTTAGCATCTAATAGTTCATCCATTGTATTGGTAAACTCTTCTGGATTGGCTTCAATATTTACTTCCCAATCACTCTCTTGCTCGCCTAAGAAATCTTTAAGTTTATCGCTAGCTTCTTTTGCATTATTAGTTAAATCGTCAAGTTTAATTTGCGCTAATCGATCCTACACATCTTCAAGCGCTTCTGCGAATTTCTATGTTCCCACTTCCCATGTATTAGAAAGCTCGATTGCATCAGCTTGAAGTTCCGGGTATTGGCTCTTAAGGGTATCTAGCTAATCAATTAGATTTTGATATTCTTCATTATCGCTAATATTTTCATAAGTAGTATCACCAGACTGAATGCTATCAATTAACGATCTAGCACTCTTTTCACCAGAGGTCGCCGCTTGACTTAAACGCTCATAAAAACTAGATGGATCGTAGGAATTTAAACTAGCAATAAAGCTATTATACCACGCTTCCGCATCTGTGATACCAAGAGTAGCCAAGTCCTCTTCATTAAGACCAAGAGCGGCATATAGTTCTTCTTGTGACATTCCGGTAAGTTGAGCAATATCGTCAGGAGATAATTGAGCAAATAAAGAACTTAAATCAATAGACTCGGTGCCTTGTGCCAGTTGATTAAGAATTGTTGTAGCAAAATCAGCTTCGCCAAATGCATCGCTAAGAGAGTTTGCTCCATCCACTAACTTTTGTAGACTTGCTTCATAAGCATCTTGATCAAAATTATCTAAACCTTCTCCTAGTGAGTCAATTAGCTCCTATTGAGCATAGGTTTGCGCAATCATCTTGCGCATATAATCATCACTTAATGCTTCATCGAAAAGATTTTCGCCACTAGAGGTTTGAAGTTGGCCCTTATTCCATCCGCCTTTATAGTTTAACTGGTCAACATCAGTGCGGCCTAAAACCATACTAGCATATAGTCTAGCTAGTTCTTCATCTCCATTAATAGACTGACCGATATAACTACCTAATGCGCTATTGGAAGAATACTTATTTTTTGCAACCGTTACATTAGAAAGCGCCTAATCTCTTTCTTCTAATGCCTATGCTTCTCGCGCTGCGTAGACATCAAGTAAACCATTATAGATACCTTCACTATCTCCTGCGATATCCTTCAATGCATCACTACGATTTTCTTCAATATTATTCTTGAGAATTTCTTTTGCATAGTAGTCATTCGCATCACTAGCATCTTTAGTAGAGGTAATAAGAGTTTCTAGCTCTGTTCTAAAATCTTCAAGTTTTGTTGTGCTTAATTCTAATCCAGGTAAAACTCGCTTAAGTTCAGTCTCAAATTCATCTAGAGAAAGAGGCTCTTGAGTATCAAGGACACTCATTGCAGCGTCTAGTTCATTATCACTTAACGCTCTAAAGTCTCCAATTAAACTTCTCTTAACATTTGTACGCTCACTCTTAATATTCGCACTATCAGAATAAATCTGACCAGTATAAAGGGAGCTTTCAGTCTGTCTTTCGCGTGCGTCCGCTTGTGACTATAGTTCTTCGAGTACGCCATCCGCGAATTGAATAATACCCTTATCATCATAATACCACTTAGAACGATCAAATAAACCCTGAGATTCGATTAACTCTTTAGCTTTATCATTTGCGGTTTTAATAGCATCTGCATACTCTTTAGTACCTTCAGTTAAATCATCAATGCTCTGTACCGCAGAATCCCAATCATTGATGGTATTTTTAAGTTCTGTAGCAGCATTTTTTGCATCATCATATGCTTTGCTTAATACTTCGACTCCCGCAGCGGCTTCTTTTGCGGCATCCGCATCAGCGTTATAAGCTTTTACGGTTGCATAAATAGCAACACCAAGAGCTGCAACAAGAGCAATATATGGAGCTAAAGCAATTAATCCAGCTACAATTTCTGCATTTGCTATCGCGGTTGCAGTTGCTACTTCACCTTCAGCCTTAGCAAGAATTTTATCTGCTGCAGCCTTAGCAAGAGACGCAGTGATACCAAGTCCTTTAACAGTAACTTCCTTAGCTTCGCTAATAGTTACGAGCTAAGTCGCGCCTGTCATTGCTTTCGTCAAAGTAATGACAGTAGGTAATAGCATTCCTAAACTTGTGAAGATAGTAATTAAACGCTCTCCCGCGGTCATATCAGAGTCTTGGAAAACATTCCCAATACTCTTAAATGCTTGCATAGCCATAGCTAATTGAGAGAGATAAGTACCTGCGGAAACTATTCTGTCAGCCCAATCTTTTGTTGCATAAGCGTTTGTTTCTAGGCTATTTGTTACTTCCTTATTTGCCGCTTCATACTCTTTGGTGACATAAGCCATAGCTTCTGTAGCACTTTTACCTTCTTTAAGAGCGGCTGTAAATCTAACGACAAGATTAACCTAACGTTCTGGTAAGAAATTAGTTAAAGTATCTTTCAAGATAGTTGACTGAGCATTTAGATCATCTAATTGTCTGTCAACATCTGTAAAATAATCTAAAATCTCTTGCTCCGAAGCGCCTGGTTTGATTCCGCCCATCTCATAAGCAACTTTTTTTAATTCAGTGCTTAGCTCATCGCTATCATTGCTTAAAGATTTAATTCTATTAGAGATGGCACGTAAATCCACTTGCTTTTTAGATACAGATTCTAATCTGGTAATTATTCTAGCAATAGCTTCATCAGCAGAACGACTCTTAGAAATAAGGTCCTGAACTCCAGTAACTGCATTTTTTACTACATCGCTGCTAGCGCTGCCTTTTCTTCCGCCTAAATATCTGTTAATATCACTTTTACTATCAACAGAAATATTATCCTTAATATCTTGCTTATACTGCGCCGCCAATTCTTCATTTAATGTGATCTAGCGGGCATACTCTTTAGACTGTTCTTGCAAAGACTGTAAATGATTAAGGTCTGCCTAAAGAACACTTTTCTGACGCTCATTTAATTCATCAATTTTAGAATTGACCAATCCACGTAATTCAACCTACTTTTGTGTGATATCTAGAGCTTCTCTCGCTGGACCTTCGACGCCCATTTTTTCAATAGAAATACTTTGAGCAAGAATAGCGGCCTATTGCTAAAGAGCTCTCGCGCGTGCCTATTCTTGATTGGTTAAAAAGCCAATTTGAACAGCGCTCTCTCGCAAACTTTCAGCAATCTTATCTCCATAGACCTTGTTAATTAGTAGCACAGATGCCGCTAATACGCCATTCATACCGCCCATAGCATCAATAACATCAGCTGTACCGCTCAATAAAGGAGTAATCAAATCATCTACTTTAATGTAGAAATCTGGATTGATTAAACTGTCATAAATATCTTCTGCGGCAGCCTTGGTTCTGTCTCTAGCAGCTTCCCAAGATTCCGCATAAATCTCAGCCTGCTGCTCTAAAGCGCCATCTGCATCTTGTGCCATAGCTAGATTCTCTTTGAAGAAATCCCAGTTATCCATCAATGCGATTAACTATGTCCATTGACGCACGCCAGCTACAGTCTCAGCCAATGCAATCTTTTGATCTCGCGCAAGACCATCCCATTTACCACCAAGATCATTGAGAATTTCGTCCATACCTTTAAGTTCTCCATTAGTATCCTTAATTTGAACACCAACGGTAGCAAGAGCCTAAGAATACTTATTCAAGGTAGTCCCATCGTCAAGAGTTTCTCCTTGATTCAAGCCCTGAATACGAGAGAATAAGGTTCTAAACGCAGTACCAACAATACTAGCGCTTTCACGAGTTTGTGCAGTAACTGTAGCAAGAGCAGATGCTGCATACTCATAGCTTAGTCCTACTGTATTAGCTACAGCAGCGAACTTCTCGATACCTTCAGAAATTTCATCAGAACTAGATGCAGTCGCCGCACCTAATTTAACCATGACATCAGCATAATGCTCAAGGCTCTAACTTCCATCATAGAAGTTGTTCCAAATAGCAGTTAACTGCTGAGACGCGGTTTCCGCGGTTGTGCCAGCTACATTAGCCATTTTGATTGTGGTTTCTGTACGATCAAGTACCTCTTGATCTGTTAAACCTTGCTGATAGTAAATTAAAGAAGCATCAGTATAGTTAGTCGTAGTCGTACTTAATGCTTTGGCTGCTTTATTTGCCTATTCAGCAAAACGGGCCATATCTTCTGCCGATTTTTCGCTTACAATACGAATTTCATTAAGTGACCTATCTAAATTTTTAGAATATCCATAGGCTTGCTCTAAAGAACCAACAAATCCATGCAGTACGCTAGATGTTAGCTACCAACGCATTGTGTTCTTCATAGTTACCCATAATTCGTTCATCAGGGTATTGGTTCTACGCAACGGTAATTCAGCCTAAGTAATAGATGAAGCTACTTTCAAAAACGCCTCTGTACCAGCTGGACCGAGCTAGACCATCTGATTATAGTATGATCTTAAACTTTGTCCACTATCTTCTAATTTTTTATTAAAAACAGATAAATCTAATTTACCCGTGTTAGTATTTACTGCTGACTATAGATTTTTAGCTAAATCTAAAGCAGCAGTAGAAGCTTTCTATAGAGTAGGAACAACTTGAGATTTAGTCCCTAATGCCTACAGACTAGTGACAGCCTCTTGCAAAGATGCTTCAAACTTACTAGTATCAGCATTAACGCCAATCGTATAATTTAGACGCTTTGCCATAGTCCTTTTCCTCCTTTAACACCTATATAAACAAAATAAAGGCTCTTGAGAATTAGTATCCTCAAGAGCCTTTTAATTCTCTACTTAATCTGAGAATTTAATTAGATTACTTAATCTTTTCCAACCACATCTTTGATTACGGCCAGAGTCTCTAGATTCTCACCATTCTTAATCTTGTCTAAAATTTCAGTAATCTGTGAATCTAATCCACCTGCATTTGCTGTCATAGCCTGAATAATGCCAGCTGCAGAAGAATTATATCTAGCAATATCGCTAACTGTATCATTTACGAGTTCTTTCATAAACTCGATTTCATCCTCTGGAATAGTAGAAATAATCTGGTCAATCACGCCATTCTCTTCCAAAAGGTCGTAAGTCTTAGAAACTTCTGTCATTTGTTTCTCTGTAAAGGTAATATTTGCATACCACTTACATACAGCAATAGAGAAATAAACCTCAATTCTTACCGGACTAAAACAGCCTGTCATGTCATCAAGAGCATGATTAACAATAAACTGAATAAATTCCGCTTTTTCATCAACAGGAAGATAATTGCGGATTTCAAGCGTAATATCGTCATTAAGCTGGCAGTTAGTAGTAATTTTCTTAGCCTTTAATCCCAGCTTAGTAAAAGTCATTTTCATAGGTATTAACTCCTTTAACTCATTTATATTTTAATTATACTAGATAATTAATCTTTTGTCAAGTTTATTAAAATAAGGATTTTAATATATTTGAGTTTAAACTGGCAGAAATAGTCAATGTATTAATTACATCTCTAACCATCTGGCTACGTACATTAGCGGCTTCAATATCGGGTGCCCATTCTGGCTTACCATCCGCAGCGACAAAGCTATTATCTATTTTAGAATCAGAGGTAGAGAAACCACGAATCTCAGTTGATAATCCTTTTAAAGTATTCGCGCAAATTCTATTAACAATACTTACAATAGAATAAACTTTGCCATTATACATTAAAAATTGCGCTCTGTCTAAACTGCCGATAGGAGAGCCTCCCGATACCAGCTATTCTCCAGAACCACTAATCCATTCATTAAAGAAGGACGCTGCAATAGTAGACCGAATAGCATTATAAGCTTGATAGAATCCACCTTTACGTCCTCCGCCACTTAATCTATGAGCAATAACATTGTATGCATATTGCTATCTATCTGGTGGTTCATTCTCTAAGAAGGTTCTTAGTGGAGTTCTACTAACAATATGGATATTTTTAGATTTAGCAGATTGCCATTTAATTGAAGCATTAGTAGCAATCTCAATGGTAGCTGTAGTACCATTCTATAGAGTAACCCCAAGATTAAATAATCCATTAGAGATAATATCTACTTTAGCTGTACGACCGGATTGAGCACCAACCGCAGTTCCAGATTGCTTAGTAGTAGGAATAGTACCTTTATCCCAAGTTAATTTACCACCAGATGATGCAATCAAAGAATCAAATGCCTAATCTGCATTATTTGAAATTTCGAATAGTACATTTTTCATCATTCGCTCTGCTAAAGGTTCACCAATAGCTCTAGAGAAGATATTAGCAATAGTAGAGGCAAAACTTTGAGTAGAAACAGAGCCATTGATAGATAGATTTTTAGCCGCAGTACTCAAATATCCTATAACTTGTGAAGCAATTCCAATCGTATTTAATGATACTAAAGATACCACATCATTATAAGCAGCCTTACCCTCAAATACTTTCTGTAAAGCTGCGAATGCTCTCAATTCACTCTTGTTTGGTGTAGCGTTTACAAGATCTAATGCTTGTTTAATGTAGTCAAAAAACTTAGAAGCATCGTCTACCGGACCGTTAAGTAGCATAGAATTATACTGATTAGATATATTCGTAACAGCATCTTCATACGATCCGCCGTCTATAACGCTACTATATTTCTCCATGAGTAGGTTGTTCATAGCTGCCGCAATACTATCAAGAGTTTCCTCCATAAGAGGACCTTCGCTTAAAGCTTTAATAATCTATACACTAGATCTCGCAGTCGTGGTATCTTGATCCATCTGCGCTATTAAAGCTTGAGCCTGCGCAGCAGATGCAGCTCCACTGGCTTTCATATCATCAAGAATAAGTTGAGTTTTATACTTATACCAAGCCGCGGCGGGCGCAGCTAAGTGCTATGCTGACTATTGTTTATAGTGGATATAAAAGTGATCGACGTATGCATCAACATCGATCGGCATACTCATGTCACCAAGATTATGTTTTTTTTGATGCATGGATGCGGATTTTGGTATTCTAGCCATATCTCCTTTACCTCCAGATAAAAAGAAAAAGGGAGGACATTAAGTCCTCCCTTAAACTCAGATTAAGTCCTCGTCTTCATCCTCTACAAAGCTCAGTCGCTTAGCAGCAGATTGGGTTCGGACCGGTTCTGTATTTTTTAACTCCGCGTCATGTCCCTCCGGAGTGTTTATTCCCCCACTGCTGTGCAGGGCTTTCTGCTCTCCTCAGATGCAGCGACGTCGTCCATAACAACCTGGATAGCAGCAAGAACTTTCTTGGTAAGATCGAACTTGGTATAGCCAGGGAATGCGTCAACCACAAAGCTGAAAGTAGAAGGATCACCGCTAGATGCCATAGAGAAGGTGAAGTTAGACTGAACCTTACCATTAGGAATTACAAATTCCGCAGGCATATCAAGACCAGTATTCTCATCACGGAACAGAGTAGAAGCCTCAATATAGAAGTTCTGACCCTTAATCTCTGGGGTGATTTCGATTAGCATTGTGTTAGAAACCTTTTTGATGTAGTAGTCAACAAGAACAACCTTGCCAACTTCAAGATCCTTATGTCCAGCTGCGCCATCAGCATAGCAGGTAATAGTGGTCTTACCATCGCCATAAACAACAGCGGCAGGAACGCAAGGTTCAACATCAACGGTACCAGAATCGCTTAACACCATGCAGAAGATATCAGCATTAGCATGCTTATAATCAGCTGCGGCACCAGTACCAGGAGTACCAGTAGCAACCCCATTCCAGCAAGCAATTTCTGGAATTACGATAGTGTTCTTAGTGTCTACCTGAACCTGAGAAGTCATGTGAACATAAACAGGCTTGTTTTCAGTAGCTTTTGCTAGACCAGCACCAGAAAGAATAGCCAAGCTCTCTGGACTAATAAGAGCATCTTCCATATTGAAGGTGAGAGTACGCTCGCCTTCCCATGCGATCAAACGAGTGTTACCACGTCCACCAGTTGCATAAACTGTGGTAGAAGCGCCCTCAAGGCTAGAAGTCTTTAGAGAGTCGAAATAAATGACAGGCTCATTCTTATAGAAAGTGCGGCCGCCGAGAGTCATCTTAGACTTAGCACGGAATGCTACGTCGCAAATTTCGCGTACGCCAAATCTCATAGTATATTTCCTCCTTATTTATTGGGATGTAATTCTTTCATCCAAGATTCAACTTGTTTATCGGGCTTCCCGCCCGCAAGTCTAACTTTAAGGTCGGTATCCCATTCAACATAACCCGTATATCTCTCCATTAAATCAAATAATTGAAACATATTTAATGCTCCACATTCACTTAATGAAATAACTTTGGCTACTGTTAAAATAGAAATATAACGAGTTAGAACGCTTTCATTACTTGCTCCTTTCTATTCAGCAACCTTGCGGCGATTCCGCATGATTTTATCCGCGATTTCTTTAGCTCGATCATTGGCAGGATTATAAATAACATTCTCGCCCTAAAACAAACTATTTACGCATAAAACCTAGCGCATTACACTCTAGAAAATAGTAAAGTTACTATCATCTATCATTACTGTTTTAGCGGTCTCACCAACGATAGTAAGAATAATGCTATTCTTAGTAATCATTGCTGTATACTCAGGAAAAAGTAACTTAAGCAAAGTAATCAAAGCAATCTTTTTTTCTTTATCCTACGATTGCTCTAATACTTTCATCAATACTTGAAAATTAGTCAAAGACGCTAAAAGAGTTTCGTCCTATACTAATGACTCTTTCTCTAAACAGATATATTGAACAGCCATAAAAAACTGCTACTCACCCATGTAAGCTATATCTTTAATGGTCGGGACATGGACAGTTAATTGTAATTCAGGAATAGGAATATCAATCCCGGCCATTAAAGCTAGTCTATAGTCAGCCATTTACAGGATTTTTCTAGTCCTCATGACCTCTAACAGCTAGATAGGTCAGAGACACTCCCGCAAATTCTTCGTTATATACATAGGGGGTAGCAGATACAAACTCAAGTTCACCGATGCCGGTTAAGTGAGTTTTATCCAGCATGGCATCTATCTCTCCCGCGACCCTATAAGGGCGTAGCTCAAAGTCTCCTAAATCCCAGTTGTCATAGTGACAAATAATATCAATACCAAATGTATTATCTCGATATTCTGGATTCGAAGCGTTTCTAATGACAGTGCCATAAGTCAATCTAATATAGGTTTTTTCTTTACTATCAATCTTAATCTTTGGGACAGATGAAATCTGGTGACTAGTAAATAGTTCCTTAATCTGTTCTCCGTTTGGCAAAGGTTGAGATTGCCAGTCTCTTGTTTCATAAACTAATAATCTCAAGAGATTAGGATTTGATAGAATACGGTCGATAATAATTGCCGCGTCTTTAGGCATACCCAATAAACTAGACTTGGGGTACTCATATGAATTATGTTTCATGCGCGATCACCTCAATACAATGATTCAACTACAACGACCTTTTCTCTTACATCATTACCCTTTGTCCATTGTAATGTGAATTGACCACTTGTAGTTTTATTCCAAATCACTGTAGCTGTCTAATTTCCAGTTACCTGTAAACAGGCAGGTACATTTTCAAGTATCTTCCATTCTCCGTCCGCAATATCGACGGAGTAAGTAGCCGCAATTTTCGGCTTTATAAAAGTCTCACCGATAATCTTGCTATCAGGAGTTGGATTAGTAGGTTCAAAGACCAAACCATCCTTCATCTCTTTCTCAAGATCATCAGTGGTATCATTCCAGTAATTCTCTTCCGCATTAACTTCGATAATATTTTTCATACTAATCGAATCTGGAGCTTCAACTCTCCAGCACTTTCCCGCAAAGATAAATTCTGAATATCTATCAAAAGCATGAAGTGTCTTTTCATTACGCGGCATAAGAATATTCAAACTTAGATTAGGGGTATCGATTCTCTATTGATTTTTTTGAATAGAGTTGATTTGTGTCTCTACTGGGCCTCGAATGGCTGCATAAGTAGAACACCAATTACCATCCTAATCCTTAAAACGAATCTTATATCTACAGCGTCTTATTTCTCCTCTAAAGTAGGCATCTTCAGTAATCTCTTGAGTATAGATTAACCAGTATGTATTTGTTTTCTTCCATTCAAATACATCGCCAGGTTCATAACCATGCTCATAATCAATAGAAACGATCTTGTCGTCGTAATCTTGCTTTACCTTATCTGGATTGATAAGAGCGCGAATCTCTCCATAAACCCCCATGTCCGCATCTACACCGGAGGGTTCAATCTCAAGCACTTCTGTATTTCTCTAAACCATCTCAATCGAAGCGGCTTGATAAGAATATAGCAAAGCCCTATGTAAAGTGCGTTGTTTATCCTTAATCATGCGGTCTTCCTGATGAATACCGCCTTGCCACTCGAATCTCTTCCGCATTAATTCTAAATTAATCATTGCGAATCACCTGAGTTAATAAGTCGATACATCTAAATACAGTCTTTCTATAAATCATAAAATCATTACAAGCATCTGAGGTTAAGCCCTCTAACTTTGATAATAAAATTAACCCTTCTACTTTATCCTTGTAAATATGCACCAAACCAGAAATTTCTTCTAGCATAGTTTTTAGATGTGTCTCCCAATCTTCTCCATTTTCACGCATAGGAATTAACTTCCATAGTTGATTGATAAGTCTCTTCATATCTTGGTCGATAGTACTCATTGGAAAGTTAATATTATACTTATCCATCAAAGGTACTCGTTTCTCTAAGAGTAGACCAGTTAGACTTAATAGAGCCGTTATTATCAATCATCTTTCTGCGTTTATAGAGGCGTTGCATATGATGCGCCTAACGCTCAGCCTCTTTCTTAAGTTCCATTAATTTAGCGAGATGGTTTGCTTGAGAGGTCATTTTGAAATCACTACCAGAGTATTTCATTCTCGTCTGTTCAACAGACGCCACTTGACGCTGAAGCCAGGTATTATACATTAGTAGCGCAAGAATGTTAATTTCTTCGGAAGTTAAATGGCAATTAAAAGTCTCACCATTCACGTCATAATCATAGAGTGGAAAACGCGGAAATTCAAATCCTGGGATGGCATCAAGTAAGATATTTAGCAAATCTTTCTTGGTGTCTTCCTCAGTCCATTCCATATACATATCATCGGTAATCTTACCGAAGAAACGATTGTATATATCTTCAAAGGGTGTAGGATCCCCTTGAATTGGATACTTTTCATCCATGGGGATTACCTCCCTTATTCTTTAGCCTCCACGGGCTTTTTAATTGTAGTGGTAGAAGAACGGCGTCCGGTTGCTGCAGGAGTGCTGATAACCTTTTCGGCCTTCTTCTCGTTCTCGTCAGGCTTCATATTTTCGATAGCTTTGCTCACATCAAAACCAAGCTGGGCTTTAATAGCCTCTCTCTTATCGTAGTCATTTAATGGTTTGCTAACAGCGTACTGTTTGATAAGATCTTTTGTGCCATTAGGAGCAAAATCAAGAGCATCCTTAAATTCATCAATAGAACAAGATTCCATCCAGCTGGGAATCTGTTCCTCAGTCAGATAATACTCTGGTTCTACATCCTTATTAAGTAAATGACGAAGAATTTCATCATCATTAATAAAGAGATAATTATAGATAAGCTCTTTTCCGCCGCCCATCATAGACAGAGAATCTAACTCATCAACCTTGATATGCTTAGTTTCATGAGGAGCGAACTCTCTGCGGACGCCCAATTCGGGGATATTATAAATAACAAAGCCTGCGCTCTTGTTAGTGACATTACACTGGTCTTTCATAATTAAAAACTCCTTTTTCTCAAATAATGAATTAAAGGGGATAGGGATATATCCCTATCCCCTCGAATAGTTTATTGAATTACGTCAAGCTTGCCCTGAAGCTGAGTATCAACGTAAGAGAAGATGTTGTTAGTCATCATAACGCCAACGCCAACCTTGCGGTAGACCTGGATGTCACGAGACCAGTCATCATTGTCATTACGCTCACGAACGTGAGTAGTACCCTCGAAAGCAACCTTAACAGGCTTCTCGCCAGCGCCAGAAGGAATAACCCAAGCATAGCCAGGATCGATTACCTTACGGCTGTTGGTTTCATCCTCAAGAGTCTGAGGAAGAATTACAACACGAACACCCTTATAGTTAGCAAGATAACCGGTGTTCCAACGCTCGTTACGAATCTCGTCAGAGATCCAGCCCTCAGCAGGAACAATCTTTACTGCGAACTCACGAGTGCAGTAAATAGTAGGAGTGCCATAAGCACTTGCGGTAGTAACAAGACGGTCAAGACCAGTCTCATCGAAACCAGCAGCGCTTACACGGTTAGTAGCGGGAAGCTGATCAACTGCACCCATAAGAGCCTGAGCGATCTCACGATAAATAAGTTCGTCCATACCATCCATAATGATCTGAGTGAGTTCAGCGAAGTTCACACGACCGTCAAGGAACTCTTCGAAGCCAATCTGAGCGGCTCCGCCGATAGCACTGGTACCAACTTCGAAACTCTCAGAACCGAGCTTGAAGGTCTCGTATACGCCGGCAAGACCGACACGAGTGATGAACTGCTTAGCGCGAGTCTTACCAGTTCTACGCTTAAAGACGGGGCGATCGCCCTGAGCAAATGTCTGAATCTCAGCGAACTGACCATAAGCATTGATCAAACGGTTAGGAACGATATCATCCATGGTCTGCTCCATGAGAGAGAATACTAGACGCTTATTCTGCTCATAAAGCTCTTCAGTGCCAACAAGAGCATTGAGTTCACTACGAAGAGTCTCGTTCATAGCGTTGTAAGAGAGATTCTCGTTATTATAAGAGAAGTTAGTAGAAGGAGTAGCATTAGCTACATTCTTCATTAACTGTAGTAAATTAGCCTTATCCATTATTTTAACCCTCCTTTATCAACCAATGCGCTGAACTTTAACGCCAGGCTGTAAGTCAGGCATGGTGTAAACCTTTACAACCACGAACTTAGGATCTTCGTCTCCGCCTGTTGCGGTTTTACCTTCATCCTTAGTCAGATAACCGTCAGCACCAATTTTAAGCTGATCACCAACACTTAAAGAGCCAGCTTCAGCCTTAATTGTATTAGTAGTCCAAATATCACCATTAGGAACAGCGATAACACGAGGAACCATCTTAGTGCCATCTGGCATTAACTGAGGATAGTTAAAAGTCTCAACTTCCTTCTTGAAAGCAGCGTTGCTACCCTCACGGACAGCCTCACCAGTATAATCAAGAACGGTCTTAAGATCGGACTTAGTCTGACCGATTGGGCTATAGACACGAGCATTGTAGCGGTCCTTAATCATAGCGAAATCAGCATCAGTCTCGCGATCCTCATAAATCTTTACTTCATTGAAAACCATGCGCCATGGACCTGCACCATCAAAGTCGCAGACACCCTTGGCATAATCGTATTTTACGAACTGGCCATTCTCAAGTAGCTCAATGCTTGCCGCTGCGGGAAGCTGAGCGTACACCTGGCCATTGCGCTTAGCGGACATATGGTTAGGTTCAACCTGGCCATATCCGTAAGTTACAAAAGTAGCGTTACCTAAACGCTTTGCACTCTTAGCCATATTATTTAATCCTCCTTATAGCTTTTTCGCGGTTTCGCGAACTGCCTTAATCCACTCTGGGACATTATCATCAGCGGGATTTTCAAGATTAAACAATCCCTTGGGCTGGTTATCGTCCTGTTCATTGTTGTTATTAAGGTTAAAGTTGACCTTGTTGCGAACGCAGAGAATAGACAGCTTCGCTTCAATGTCATCTAAAGAATAAGTATCAATATGCTCAACGACATCCTTCTTGTCGTCGTCGCTCAGCATATAGAAACCATCAATCATGCTCTGCTTTTCCTTGCGGTCCGCAGTTAGCTTGAACTCTCTAAGAGAAGTTACCTCTGTCTCAAGGTTGCTCTTCTCCTGCTTAAGAGTCTCAAATTCGCCCTGAAGAGTCTCATACTTACCAAGTAACTCAGTATACTCAGTTACTTCATCAAGATTGTACTTCTTCTTAGGCTCTTCCTTGTTATTATCGGCAGGCTTATTGTCGCCGTCCTTTGGCTTGTTATCTTCTGGAGCAGGATTGCCTTCTGGTTTCTTCTTGTTCTCGTCCTCAGGCTGCTTCTTTGCTTCGAAGTTAGGATCCTCGGGGTTGCCGAGAGTCTTTTTATTCTCGTCCATAGTCTCGTGAGAGCCTCCTTTATTCAAAGTTTTCTGTAATTCAGTTAGCATAGAGAACATCGTAGTTCTAAACTCTTCCATGTTCTCTAGGGAGAATTCAGTCTTGAATTGTGCGCCCTCAAAACATGGCTCAACTGATTCTCCGAGAATACAAAGTTTTTCAATCAATGCTTCATTGTAAATGAAAAATCTACTACCCGAATTATTATCTTTTGCCCAAAAACCTTTTTGAGTTTCTTTATTCAGTTCCATAGACTAATTGTTGCCATGCTCGAATAGTCGCTGAGATTCAGGGTAAGCGCTCGTCCAGATGTAACATTCAGTTACAAGATACTCACGCTCAACGCCTTCGTCATCAAACTTCTGGAACCAAACTTTCGCGTCCGTGGGGACGAAACCGTATGGTTTAGTGGTGTCAAGAACCTCGATATTTCCGCCACCCCGCAGAGAAATCTCTTTGTTGTGTCCTTCAAAATCGTTTGTTGCTTGATTAAAATAGCCAACAACAGGAGAACCTGGTAATTTTCTGCCCATCTCTGTTGCAACTTTCTTAGTGATAACAGTTCCGTTTCTGTTGGGATTTTGTCCTACATAGCAGACTTTCACCTAACACTTACTGATTAAAGGAGATATTTCAGTCGCATTGATGAATTCCAATGTGTTAGCAATAGGAATACTAATATGCAAGTTCTATCCCTCCTTATGACATGCTTTCACGGTTAGCAATCGTCTTATCACTCTTTGTTTCATCAGATTTTTCTGGGCGACCAGACTATTTCTGTTCCGTTACTTTAGTTGTGCTTGAACTTGTCTACTTATTCTAAGAGTTATTCTAATCATTCTAATCTTTTTTGACCACGCTTCCACTCATTGTACTACTCATCATGGGTGGAATCATAATCTCAGATAGATGCAGAATCTCATTTTCGAATGTTAAAGTAGCTAAAATACTAGATTGAGAATGACCAAGAGCAATTTGCGGCAACATCTTAGGATAGCCCATTTGCGCGTGTTCTTTATACAACTTAGCCAATTCCTTATAATTAAATTGCGTTGTCTCTAGCATTGATACTCTAAACTCGTAGTGACCTTTGCGATTAAACTTTTCTACTATCTTATTCAGCAAATTAGCAAACTGTAAAGGCAGTTCTCTAATACTGGCTTCATCTGTTAAGATAGCATTAGTTACAGCTAAGTTGCCGTCCGCATTGAATAAGTTACGAGAAATACCAGCATTGTTAAATACTGTACGCTCAACTTTTTCAAGGTCATCTGTCGTAGTATTGGAATTACTATCCTTGGTATCAATCTTCTCAATATCAGCAAAAGTAGTAAGCACATCCACGCCAACCGCGCGCTTAAGCATCGCAACCGCATTGTTATGGATATCTCTTGCTTCATCTACATCGAAGATTAAGTCACCATTCTTATCAAGTGGTAACTTCTGAATAATAATTTTTAATAGCTATTGCATTGTCTTCTATCTATCTAACTCTTGAGCTTGGTCAAGATCGATAATGGAAGGAATAACTCCAACAAGAGGTGGAAAACAACTATCGTTTAATCCCAACTTCACCGAAACCGCGGGATCGAGAGGGTACCAGCAGCTTAAATCTCCTGGATAATCCCCCTTAAGCTTGCCTTGTTTATATAAGACATAGCCTTGCTAAACATCCTTGGGGAATGTTTTTAGAATTGCCATTCTCTATTGAATATTAGAGAAATAGGCGTCAAAGAACTAAAGATTTAGTTCTACGATTGGATCAACTCCAGAGTAGTAGCGATTACGACAATATGAAGCGGGAAGTTTTTGGATACCAAATCGATCTCCGAAATCCACGAAGATGCCATAGTAGACACCATCTTTCATAATATCGAGAGCAATATTTCCGCATAGTCGCTTAACGTCAGATCTATCAAGGTACAGTAGTACCTTTGAGAAGTCACCAAGAATCTTATTTTCTTTTTCCTTAGATACATCTGTAAAGTAAGGAGTTACATACCAGTCATATCTATAAAGAGTAGCTAAGTATTTACACAATCTGTAATAAATACCACTAGACTCAAAGAAATATTCAGAAATCTCTCTTAGTGTCTTGTAATCATGTCGGTAAATAGCATTGAGAACAAAGCCCTTATCGCCGTAGTTTGGGTTAACCTTCTTGTAAGTGCCAAGATTTACGAGTGCATTATCCACGGTACGAATGCCCACCCGCATTTTAGCATAATCACGTGGAGCCATATCTTCTTCGCCCATTAGATTAAAGCCTTTATCTCGTATGTCTTGTTGTCTGCGCTTAAGCAAGGTTTGTCACCTCCTTAATACCCGGCCTTCTGCATTATATAGTCATACGTTAATATATTTTCATCCGTATATGGAATCTCTATTAAAGTAAGACCTTTCAATGCGCAGAATCTCCTCTTTTGATTATCATTATATTTCTATTGATACAATCCTCTATTGCCGCCAAATTTACTGACTGCTTGATAATGCTATTTTCCCTGATATTCAATCAAGAAATCTAGATTACCATCATCATCAAAGACGGCAAAGTCAAATCGTAGAGGACGTCCACTAGGGGCTTTCAATCCCGCGAATTCATACTCTTCTTTAAAGTTAATATCATTCGCTTCTAGGATCTCATGTATCTTAATTTCTCCTCTTGATGCTCGCATAGATTAAATCACATCCTCTATCTATTATTAAAAAATCTAATAGGGCTATTATTTAACTATGCCCACTTAACTAATAAACATAAAATCAGCGAAGCGACCTTTCTTTCTCTTGCGCTTACTATCTTCTTCTTGCTTGATATAATATAGACCGTATTCAAAAGCTGAGAATTTATCCTTTGTAATAGATTTATTAGCTTGCTTCAAGATAATATTAACGCCTTCATTTTCCTCGCGCAAATTCAGCATTTCATCTCGCAGAATAGAAGTATAAGTGAAAGGTTGTAAATATGCCGCTCTCTCTTCTGGTTTCATTGCTTGACCCTTTTTAGTTCCTAACAACTTGTTCTTCGCAATTCTTTCGTCAATTAAGAATTTCACCTTGCCAGCCCGCATCTGCGTCTGTGCATTACTGTGAGCTTCGGTGTTAATTGGCGCATTAGCTTTAATCTCATAAATAGCATCATACTCTGTTCTATCGGTTCGATACTTCTTATATTCTCCATCATCGTCATTCTGTACGCCAAAATCTGGGAAGAAATCATCTGTCTCAGGATCAACTTGAGACTTGACCATATAGTCCATTAGACCAGCGCCCAAACCATTACCGTCAATAACAACAGTCTTAGCCTTGAACTAATAATATAACTTTTTAATTTTAATTGCCTAATCTTCAAAGTGTTCGTCATCCATTGTAAACATATTAACTAATGACTTAATTGCAGGTCCCTAAGACTGTGGTGTAACTTTGAAAACACAAATTACACTTTGACATTTTTTACGTCCAACGTCCACAGACAAAACATAATAAGCTCTATCAGAAGAACGACCAGAAGCTTCATATTCTGGTTGTTGTAATTTACGATTACGGTCAAATACTTCTCCATTGAAGAACGCATCCTCAACTGTACCGCTCCAACGAGATTCATACTCTCGATCAAAAGAAGCCTCATTGAAGGTGCCATCCTATTTTAGCTCTTGAACAAAGTTTTTACTTTGTAGACCAACTAATACAGGAATACGCCAAGTACCGCCCATAACAATCGCTTTCTCTGGATCAAGAACCATACGAATCAAGAGCTGAATCAATTTATTATACGGGAAAGTATTCTTCCAACCTGCGGTGGTGACATAGATTTGGCTCTTATTCAAAGTTTCTGCCTCTTGAACAGTACCATCCATACACTCACGGTCAATGTTCATTAAAGGAATAAGAACTTCGTTCAAAATAGTACCATCGACACCAACACATTCCTCAATTAGACCACCATGACGACGCTTACCACGAGAACTCTCTCTTGCAGCAACGTTATCAAAGTAAGAACCATTCTTAAAGATATACTTACAATAGTCTTTGCCTTCTTGAGTCTTACCTCTTCGCCAGTCAATCTCTCTTTCAAACGCAGGAATCTTCTAACAAATTTCCTAAACCTTTTCTTTAGCAATGCCAGCAGCTTGTTCCTTACCACCAGAAGTAACGAACAATTTACTTCTTGGATATAGGATACATCTACACATTAGTACCATGATAGATAAGAAAGACTTAGAATAGGCACGCGGGAATACCATGTATACATACTTGTAGCGCATGGCAGCCCGCAAGAATACTCTTTGATAGAAGAAGAAGTTTAACTCCTTCTTACGAGTGGGATCTCCACCAGTCTAAAGGAAATCAACGAAGATATCAGGATATTCTCTCCAAAAAGCAATATATTGGCGTGCCGCAGGAATGATTGCCCGCACGCGTTCTTCAGATAAACCAATCTTCTTATTTTTATTGGAGAGGTTTAATAAATCAGCTAATGCCATTTACTCCACCTCCCGCAGATATTCCTTATCCTTCTCAGCTTCCTATTGTTTCATTTCTTCAAATTCTTCATAGTCAGCATCCGTCAATACTTTATCTTCTGGATAATCGTAAATCTCATTATCTTCTTCATCGCCACCATCAACGTCAATCTTAGCTTCTCTTTCCTTATCTTGAGCAATAGCTCTAACAGATGCATCAATCATGTTACCAAGATTCATTTCTTCTGTAACAAGAGAGTAAGTGTAATGTTGAAGGTCTTGTAAAACTTTATCTACCTTATCCATTGGTCCATCGGTGTAATAACGAGGAATAAATCCTTCGCGTTCGCAAATTGTAACTAATTCGCCAATGGAATCTACAAACTCGCCAGATTCAGCTTTATTCTGCGCGGCTGTGAGTTTAGCGCTCTTCATCAAGCTATCATACATCTTGATCATCTTCTGCGCACCATCGACATCACCGCAGTCTAGAAGCTAATTAGATTTCAATGAAGTCTTACAAATCATGATAAGAGTATCCTTCATGCCAGCTCCTTGAATATCATATGAAGCCATCATATCATTATATAATTGCTCCAATCGCACCCATTCCTCTGGGCGGTATCCTCGACCCCACTTAAGTCTCAACATTACTTTATCTTCCTCAGTAAGTTCATCTGAGAAGTCATCGTCAGCTTCTGAAGGGTCATAATATTCAGGAGTACCTACAGCTTCTTGTGGCTCAGTTAAAATTTTTGGCTTAGGCGGAGTTCTATCCGTCGCAAGCTCAGTTTCAATTTCTTCGCCAGTCATACCTTGCGCTTTCATCTGATTAATCTTACGCATACGCTGCTCTTCTTCAAGTGCTTCGGTATCTGCCCAAGAATACTAACTCCACTATTTAAGTTTCATTTTAGATAAGTAACGGCCAATAATAGTTAGTCCAGTTACCTTCTTTGGGTCTTTACCATATTTCTCAAGTAAAGCATCCCATTCTTCTTTAATATAAGGCACATCAATTTCTTGTAAAATCCATTTATACGTTTCTGGGTCCCAGTTATCGACGTGCATGGTTAAACATTTCTTGCAAATATCCATCTTTCCATCCGGTGGATATTTCTCTACGTTTTTAGAAGTGTAGAATTCACTATCATTCATAGTCTTTCCGCACTTCTTGCAAAAATGCTGTCCAGCCATACGAATCAACCTCTTTTCTTATTACGGCATTTCTTACAAATAGAATACCAATTATCTTTACTTGTCTTATTCTTTGAAAAGAAAAGATTGTTCGCTGGCTTAATTTGCCCACATTTAGAACATTTTTTCATTGGGTAACCACGTTTAGTATACTCCCAAATTAAGAAATCTTCTTTAGCCTATTCCGCAATTACCTTCGGAATCTTATTGCGCCATAGACTAGAAATATATTCTACACTATAGGTTTGATGAAATTCTTCATCAAGTAACTTTTGAATCTCGCTATTCGGTTTACCATCAATCTTCCACTCAACAATTCTATCATAGATAGGATAATCAGCAAGGGCCTTAGTACATAAATTATCAAAGTCTTGCATTAAATACCAAGTATCTCCCTCAAACTAATCCCAACTATCTTCCTTGAGTTTAGAATAATTACATAAAATAGCAGATACTACTTTAGTATCCATTAATGAAATGCCATCTACAACGATTTCAGAACCATCTAAATAACTCTTATCATCAAGAGGTAATGATGTTTTAGCAGATCTCGTTAATCGACACGGGATAATTGGCTTCTAATAAGCCTATTTAATAATATATTGATCTTTCCGCATTTCAATTAACGCTTTCTTCATCATAAAAGCAGTCTTACCAGAGGCGTGCTTCGCTGCTGCTTCCCAAGCGTTTATAGTATCTCGCAGTTGTTTCAAACAGGGGATTGTCTCTAAATCTTTATCTGTAATCGAAATCTTTGGTTGAAAAATTACATTTTTATTTTCATTAACTAAATTATAAATACCATCTTCGCCGTTCTCTAACTAACTAACAAGACCTTCGAAAGAACATTCTCTCTTGTTCACCGTAGTCATACGGTTATCTGTCAGTATATTGCGTTCTTTTCGCTCTTGCTTTTCCATGCAGAGAACAAGATAATTACCTAAAATTTCAAGATACGCGGGACTAATATCCGGCGTTTCCGCAATTATCTTTTCAACTAGCGCTTTACGCTCTTCTGGAGACTCTAGAGTATAATCTAATTTAATCACACTTGTCATCTCCTTTATGCTTATATAAT